CGTTCGTAGGTCGCGACTTTACCATTGCCCGAAGCCATGATGGCGTACACCGAGACCGGTTTCCACATGTGCCCCAGGTCACGACAGTCGAGGTTGCGTTGCGGATAACGCGCGAGGCTGGCTTTGTCGTTGCGGGTAGCCATCAGCGCCTCGGCTTCCGTTGTGCGCGCTTGCGGCGTGTGCGCTCGCGGGCGCTCTTAGGCTTCTGGCTGTACTGACGATGCATCCTTGCGCGATGCGTCGCCAGCCCTTGCGCAGAGCTGAATGTTCTCTTGCCCTTGCATTTGGCATGCGTGCAGCGAAACGTAGCCCCGTTCGATGAGGGCTGCGACCGCCGTTGCCGGGGTGGTGCTCCTCCGAAGCTACGCAGCACGCTCTCGCCCCGCAGCAGGATGTGCTTGCGGTCGTCGGTCTGAACGATGACCCCAGCGAACCCGTTGGAGTCGAGCCACGGAAGGACCGAGGCCACATCGAGTACCTCTACTTCGAACTTCTCCTTCGTCATCGTCATCGTCACCTCCTGCCATTGCCTTCGGATTGCCTCTTAACGTTCGAGTACCATGTCCACTGGTTTGCGCAAGCATACCACACTGCGCCGACTCATTCCACCGCTCGGTAGGTTGCGTGCTCGTCGTAAATCCCTTGACGCCACACCAACCCACGGTCGACGAGGCTTTCCAGTGTGTTGCGGCGGATACGCGGCCACTTACGCCCGCGCTTGAGCTTGATTCCCTGCCAGTAAAGCCCTGATGAGTACGGCCCACGGTAGTGGTATGGAATCTCTTCGATAGTGGCTCCGGTACGCAACACGTCGAGCATCGCTCGCTGCTGTGGTGACAGCTTCGTGGTTGCCATCAGCGGCGCAGTTCTTCGACTTCTTTCCAGTCGAAGTTTGGAGCCAGCCCGCAACGCCACGGTACGCGCTCACATCCTGCTGCCACTAGCCAGTCTGCAGTAGCGGCGACGAACGATTTGCACAACCGTTCCAAGTCTTCGTTGCGCGGGTCTGTCGCGAAAACAACATCGAGCAACCGTTCCTCTGGGGTTTCGCCGAAGGGTTGACCTACCTCGAAAGAAATGACGGCGAAGAACGGTCCGCGCTCAGGAAGAAACGGTTCACCGATTTCTTCCTGGACGAAGTCGTACAGTGCCCGGTCCGGCATGAATGCGATGTCAACGTGGGCGCTTTCACTGTCGAGTTGATATTGAACGAGGTTCCGTAGCGGATACTCTTCCCATGACGCGTTGCGGTCGAGGACGACTTCGTGCCCGATGTACTGACGGAGCGCAAGCAAGTCGACTGGTCGCGTGACGAGGAGCGTACCAACGACGGCGGCCATTAGCGCGCCACCCGGAACACGCGAGTCTTCGGCACGAACGGTCCTTCGCCCTTGATGTAGGGATGCACGTACCGCAGCCGTCGCTCGCTCCAGTTCCTCCCCATCGCCTGGTTTCGCCAGTGGCCGCGGACCAAGAACGAGTGTGTGTACTGGCGGCGTTCGGCGACATGCCCTTCGTCGACCGCGTGCTTGGGACGCCGCAACGTGATAACGGTGACTTCGGGAATCTTCTGGCCTTCGCGCTCCATCCGTCGCCGCTGTGCGCGAGGCACCGACGCCTGTACCTTCACCGCTACCTCCTCGTGGCAAAGGTGCCAGAACGCGGTGAGCCATCGCCCGAAGCTCGGGTCGAGTTCACGGCGGTCGTCGACGGGAGCGAAGCCTTCGGTTCGACCGTCCGCGTCTTCGTTCCAAGCCCAATGCTGTACGCCGACCGGCATAAGGCTAGGAATCATCGCGCCGGATGAGCGGAGGGCATCCCGCAAGTCAGCTGTGTTCGGGTCGTTGGTCACGTCGGCGAACAGGATGATGAAGAGCCCGTTCTGTAAGTCACGTCCGACTGCGGGCGATGGAATCCACCCCACGCCGCGCAGCGGTACGACTTCGGCGTAACCGTCGTTACGCGACGATGCCTCTATCCCCAGCTCGTCGGCGAAGTACGTGAACCCGATATCGCTGAGCAGCAGTCGCGGTGTCAGCTTGGGCAGCTCGACCTTCCTCTCTGCGACATCAAGAGACAAGTCGTTGGTAGCGGTTCCGATGAGCTTCATCATGTCGGAGGACACCCAGAACACGTCTGCCTTCGATGCGAGCTGAGTCGTTTTGGCTTGCCAGTTCGCGCCGAAGCCTGCGACGGTCTCGTCGAGCTTGGCTTGCTCCTCCGCAGTTGTCGTGCGTACGATTTCCCGGCCCGCGTTGAGGAAGAACAACGCACCGGCTCCCGGCGATTCTTTGAGGAAACGAACGAGTTCCTCGCGGGCAGAAACCGCGCTGTGGATACCGTGGTGGTCGGTCACTACCATGGGGCGCCCTTGATTTTGTCGTCCACCTGAGCTATGCGCACGGCTTCTTCTTCGCTGAGCCCTTCCTTGAATCCTTCAACGAAGGTGCGGACGGTAGCTGTGACGGCTTCACGCGCAGGAAGCACATCGGCGGTGTTGCTCGCGTCACCCGCGATGATGCAGTCAAGCTCCGCGAACATCTGCAACGGGACGTCGACGATGCGTATCTCAGGTTCCTCTACGCCCGTTAGCTTGAAGTACGCCCGGCAACGGACATGGACTGGTACGGGTCGTTGCATCGCGAAGTAGTGGAACATCAGCGGGATGAGGACGTGATTCCCGTCCGGGTCCAGCTCTCCGGGCAGCTTCGTGTCGACGGTAGGCTCGTCGCCGAGAACCCCTACCGGCCGACCGAGTACGCGGTTGAGCCCGATGCGCTGGGCCTCACGGTCGATGGCTTGCCATTGGCGTGTCGTGCATGAGCGGTACGGGAGGTCGAGCAGCATCCGTTCGAGGATGCGGCGTATCGGTGTCGGCTCGGGGTCGTCGTCGAAGGACTGGTGCGCTTGGAGGATAGCGTCGGACTCTCGCTCAAGCCACTCGTCGTAGAGCGGAGTACCACCGACGTCGCGGTGGTCCTCGATGAGGAGTCCACCTGCGTCACCGACCTCCTCACGACGTTCGAAACGGCGCCGGATAACTACGCGGCGTTCTTCTTCGGTGGGCTCGTAGTCCTCGATGACGGTGATTGGTCCGTCGTCGATAGCCTTACGCGCCCCGTTCCGAACCGCTGCGACGTGTTCGGGCTTGCCGACGATGTAGATTACGCGGTCTCCAGCACGGTTACGGCCGTTGTAAATCGACAGGTCGACATTGTGCTTCTCGGCGAGCCCCACGAGGGTATCGAAGGTGTGCTTGGCGCATGCTTCGGCGGTGCGCTGGTAGTCGAGTGGGCTTTCGGGTAACCCGTGGAAACGCAATCCCGCGACGTCGATGTCGACGCCGTCGACTAAGGCTTCGAACGTAGGGGTGTTATCCGTCATCGTTATCCGCCTCTCCCCGCAATGCCCCAATGATGCTCGTCAGCTGGTCGCGCTTGAACAGCAGCCGCGGGATGTTCTCGACGAGGCTCTTGCGTTGCCGACCACTGTTCACTCCGTTGGCGAGCTTGTCCTCAGAGAGCGTGAGGGCGCCTACGACGCGGCACAGCTCATCGTTGAGGAGGCGGAGCACGTACTGGCGCTCGGAAGTCGTGAAGGTCGCGTATTTAGTCATAGGTCATCCGCCCGTCCCGCAGGGTCGGCACGCCCGTCTCGCCGAACGCCCCCGGCGTGTCGGCCAACTCCGACAGCACCCACTGGTACTTCTTCGGCATCCCACTGCGCGGGTCGTCATGAAGGTTGTCGAGCGCGTCGGCGCGCTTCACGGTCACCGCTACCGGGTCGGCCTTCACGCGGTCGAGGTATTCGGCGTAGCTATCGCTCCACCCGCTACCGTTGCACTTGCGACAGTGCTTGGTCAGCTCGGGGATGGAGACGACGGCGTCAGCGAGTTCGTTGATGGTTACGTCCGACAGGCTCCACCCGATAACTCCGCCAATACGATTCATCACCTTGTGCCATAGGTCGGCGTCCTCTTCGCGGCCCTTGCCTCTGCATCGCTTGCAGTGAACGCGGGAGAGCGCGACCACCGAGCGAGTGACACCGAGCGGTACGCTAAGGTTGCGCAGCTGCTCGGTCGTGAACTCGCGGTTGTCCTCGATAACGTCATGGAGCGTGGCGGTAGCCATTACTCTTGCCGCGAGTGGAGCTTTCGGCTTCTCCCACATCGGAGGCCATTGAGCGAGCAGTTCTCGCACTCGGTGGATGTGCTCGATGTAGCCCTCGCCCCCGCGCCGCTTCTGGCCGAAGTGGGCGTATCGCGCGATAGCCAACGCCGTTTGTTCGTTGAACCCGAAGACTTGCGCCTCGTCGCACGCATCGACCATCGCCTCATGCAACCGCGCCTTGGCCGCGAGCTGCTGGCACTCGGGGCAGTTCGTAGGGTCGTGGTGGTCCCTCCTCATTGACCTACTTTACCAGTCTTGCGCAAGGGTTGTCCAGTGCGCATTGGCATTTCTGTGGGACCTGCGAACGTGCACCACATCACGGGGTACATCCGTTGTGACGGCAAGTCTCCCAGCCGGAGTCCGTCGACCTCGTCCACCGTCTTGTACGTGCATTCCGGACCAACAGCCATGACATTCATCTCGCCCCGTCGAGACGAGTCCAGTTGCAGGTTGCGGAAGAGCACGAGCGCGGCGGCTTGATTCGTACGCCCCATCCGTTCGACGGCGCGTCTCGCGTCGTAGGACTCGTCGTCGTCTTCGCCCGCGAACTCGTGCAGGAGAACGTCCAGACTCACTTGCCGCATAGTTTCTCCAGTGCTCGGGCCGTCTCCAACGCGTGTGTTCGCGGCCTGCGGCCACTGGCTCCGAGCTGTCCGGCCTTCACCGCGCGTCGGATGGTAGCTGCCGCTGTAGCTACGTCCCACCGCGCTGGAGGGCGGTTCGCTGCGGCCTTGCGTTCGCGCGCAGCTCGACGAACTTGTTCTAGCTTGTGTTGCGACGGACTGGGTAGCGCACGGTTCGACACTCGCACTCGGTGGCGCCGGTACTCGCCGCGTAGCTTCGTCCAGGCTTCGGTGCCCAACTTAGTTCGCACGAGGAAGAGTAGGACTCCCGCGAATTCGGGTCCGTGTGCCGCGCATTCTCGCGGAGCCAGGCAGTGTGCCAGTTCGTGGAGCACAACGATTTCCTGACGCGCCCATACGCCGAGAGTGATGAAGTCACCATTTCCGTGACCGCCGTTGCGCCCAGGGAGCACGAGGATGCGGCGCTTGCCCCAGCGCCGTACGAACCATGCTGACTCGGTGATGCCGTCGACGTAACGTTGGCACTGGTCGACGCTCCACCGCTCCGGTGCGTTGCGCGTCCGCATGACGTGCACGCCGTGTTGTAAGCCACGTTCGGCTGCGTACAACCGCGAGCGTTGCGAGTCTCGTGGTCTCGTCATCATTCTCCCCTCACCAGTTCCAGCTCCACTCGCCCAACCGCGTAGTACCTCGGTGAAGCTTTACTGATGGCGCGGATAGCTACCAGCAGCGTCCCCGCTGCCTTGTCGGGACCAGCCATTCCACAGAAGACGAACAATCCGCGCTGTCGTCTCCCGTCTAGGATGAGTCGTACGATGTCACCTCTTTCGAAGTGACGGATACGCTCTACCGCTGCATCGTGCTCGGTCGCCACCGGCATGCCTCCTCCTCTCTCGATGCAGACTCCCTCCATAACCATTATAACATGGTGCGCAAATCCTCCTTCTTGCGCAAGGTGTATTCCCCACACCGCTGGCGACTCTTGCGCACGCGGTCAACCCTCGTTTATCATCGCCTGATGGTGTTTCAACGACCCTCCAGACGTGACCGCGCAGAGGAAGTAGCTGCCTTCTCCCTTTGCGTCCTTGCGAGTCTCGGCGTTGCCAATGCATTAGGGCAAGCAGGGACCAGTTTGGTTCATGGTCAGCTCTTGAGCGCGACCGCATGGCTCGCGCTCACCGTTGTCGACATAGCGCTGGTATGGTGGAACTATCGGTGGTACGCCGCAACGCGTGCATATCGTCGCGCTTGGAAGCGAAAGGAGGCAGAGCATGGACATTGGTACGGAGAGCAGCCCGGTGAAGGTGGTGCCGCTCCACGAGCCCTCACGTATTCCTTCGCATCCTTCACCGCCATCGTCCACGCCATCGCCCGTGCGCGAACGCGAGAAGAAGCCAGTGCCCACGCGCGAGAAGGAGCCGGTGAAGAACCGCTCGTAGTCGGACCCATCCTTGGTTACCGAAGATGGAGCGTCGACACATCCTCGTCCACGTTGCGCGGGATAACTATTCCCGAAGTATGGCCGCGAGAACAGATTGAAGCTCACTGCGAGTCTCAGCTTCTTTGGGCGCCGTGGGGGCCAAGACGTGGGCGATACGTAGCACGGACACCGAGCCATACCCCGGGCGTCATGTGCACGTGCGGCATTTACGCGATGTCGGACCCGCTGCATGTACGGCTGCGACGAACTGCCGTCGGTTTGTCCTCAGAACTTTTTGGGACCATCGAAGCGTGGGGGAGAGTAATCCCGGCCACTCATGGGTTCCGTGCTCAGTTTGCGAGGGTTACCGGTATCGTCAACACCGGCTACCCGGCAAGTCGGTTGGCGAAGCGTTACGGCGTGCCGCTCATCAAGGTCAAGGACTGGTACAACTTGCCGCGAGGCGGGATAGCGGTGGAGTCGCTTTCCCAGACCCCCGCCATAAGGTTGCTTTCGCCTGACCTCTCGGAGACACAAAAGGAGCATGATGAATCTAGCGACCATCAAAATGCCGCGGAGTAAAGCCCGCGAGAAGTTCCTCGAATACCGCAAGAGCGTGCGTGAACGCCACAACGCTGAGGAAGAGCAGATTATGCGCGGTTACCGCGAGCTGGCGAATGGCCGTCAGCTCATCTCGCTCGCCGAGACCATCCGTGCGGGGGGACTCGTCGAGCGAATCGAGAAGCGCTACGACTATGAGCAGAAAGGTCAAGTCCTCGTCACGGTGAGGCTCCCGGCATTAGCGTGTTGCCGCGCACACCTAGGTGAGTGCTGGGTTGCTACGAACGTCGGCATCAGCAAGAGCGGCGAAGCCGTGTTTTCTCCCGACCCCTATTACCGCGGACTCCGTGACCGGATAGCCGTGAGTGGCTTTGAGGGGCTCGTGTACTCCCACGGCGATTACCGCGCCATGGTTCCGCTGGTCCCACCGGCCTTGCGCCCGGTTCATCATCTGCGCAACTACTACGTTCTCTGGGAAGCTGATTGGGAGAAGGCTCGACCGCCTCATCCGCCACGTGACCCTGCACTTCTGAAGCGCATCGGCGGAGACCTGTTCGCGGTTCTGGCCGTTTGGGACCTAAGCGAACTTGAACGCGCTGTGCTTGCTGGGCGGCGCTCTGAGTCACGGAGGTGAGTGTCGTTCGAGGCGTGCGTGAAGTTCAAACTCATCCACTGTCGTCATGGCCTGCTCCGCGCTGGGGGTGGGAAGCGTTTCTCCAGAAAGACGGCAGCTTGATTCCTTGCGGGCATACACACAACACAGCCGCGGCAGCCCTTCGGTGTTCGGGGAAAGTGAGGAAGCTGCTGGGTATCCGCTTCGCGCGCCCGTCAGACGGCGGCGTAAGTGATAGACGACCGGGAGAAGCCGAGGAGAGGCGACTGCGCGTTCTGCGGTTATGCAACAGACGTTAAGGAGTACCCCTACGGTGCCGGGAGTGGTCGCGAAGGGTCGCGGAAGTTGTGCCACGTCTGCGCGAACACGTTTTGCGGCAACGCGGAGGAGTATCCCAGGAGCTACCCCGAAAGTGACACGATGCGGCTAATCGCATGGGGCATCAATCGTGTCCTAGCTGAGCTTAGAGACCAGGCTTTTCTTCGTAGTCGAGTTCGACCCCGCTGATGGCATGACGCTCTGCTCGTTCGACAACCGCGAAGCCGAGACGCAGTTGCGCGATGAGCTGACGGGCCATGTCATCTACGTGTGCAGCGATTGTTTTTTGCGTTACTCCAAGCTCAAAGGGTTCTGGGAAGTCGTTCGCGATGAAGCGACCACCGACGCAGGGAGTGAGTGATGGACCGCGAACACATCGACGACCTCATCGAGCGGCATGGTATCCCGCGAGGGCCGGGTCCGAAACGGAGCCAGATGCACATGCAGTCGGTCCTTGACCATATCGCTGGAGCTTGGGCAAGGCATCCCGAATATCGGCTCTGCCAACTTCTTTCGAACGCGGTTGGCTCGGGTCCACAGGATTTGTTCCACGTCGAGGACGACGTGCTTATCGGTAAGCTGGCGCAGTCGGCCTTGACGTCTACCGACGATGCCCCAGCTGCTAGCGCGAACTGGACTTCCGAAGTCATCAAGGCCATCGAGCGCGACCCGTCGTTACTCAGGAAGGTCGGTAGGCGACCATCGGACGATGCACCAACGGACGCCAACGGTAAGCGGCTCAACATCGCTCTCCATCGCCTCCTGGGCGTGAAGGAGGATTGTCTGCACGGCTGCACTCATGTCATCGCTGAGGAATGGACAGCGCTTGGACTTGCAAGCGTTGCGTATCGGGCGACAAGGCGGCAACTGGCAGCGGATTCAGGGTCAGCAGCCGATGAGTAGGCCGCGCGACCTGGAGGGGTTCGTGGAGTTCGGTCGCTCCATCAGCGGCTACGCCATCTCGAAGTGCGCGCTCTGCAACCAGACGATTAACCCGTCAGCGCGTGTCGTCTGGCTCCGGGACTGGCACAGCGGGCTGACCGTCCATGAGCGGTGCTACGACGTGTACCAGGTCGTAGCGGTAGTTCCTCACAAGGGAGCAGACGGTGACTGACCGCATGCCGGAGAAATGTCGCCATTGTCAAGTGGTGGAAGCCGCACCGCGCATCGAAACGCTTGGTCCTTATCGTGGATTCGTGGTCCACGACTACGAGCGGGGGCCGACGGTGCCTTGTGATGCTGACCGCCCTAATCTACGAGCGGCAACGGACTTCAGGAGAGAGGACGCATGAGGCACCCCTGCTACTACGGTCACATGACGGTTGACCAAGTGCGTTCTCACGGAGCAAGACTGATATTTCTTGGCTACTTGCTCGGCGGAATGGTCGCAGGAGTCGAACGCCAGGCCTCGTGGTTTATTGCCGGAGGGGTGCTGTTCGCAGGCATGGTCTGGCTCGACTTCCGAGCATGGAGAGCGTCCGCTGACAGCCGAGGAGCTGACCGGGAGGAAGAATGAGCGACGGAGCACACGCAGGCGTCGACGCAGAACGCGCACTTGGGACGATTCTCGGCGGCGAACCTGCGCCCGATGAGACGGGCGAGAAGACCATGAGCCCCGTTGAGATGCGGGCCAAGCTCGAAGCGCAAGAGCAACCGGAGGGCTACGACGGTACGGCGACCTACGCCGGGAAGTTGATTCTCCACTTCTTGCTGGACGACCCGTCGCGAGCAAGCATCCCCAACGAGAACGTGTACGACAGAGAAGCTTTTAGGCGTGACGGGAAACCGTGGGACAAGTTCAGTGACTACATCGTGCAGGCGGGGCTCTACGAGGTGATGCGCGACGCGGGTGAGCCGTGGGCCGAGGTCACGCGGCTCGACTTGACCGGCTTCATGTGGGGCTGGGCCGTCAACGCTGCTCGCTACTGCGTCGAGCTTCCACCCGTTCCGAACCCGGCAATCATCACGGTCGGTTCGGCTGAGGGCGAGGAGTCGTGAACAGCTAGAGGCTGTCGGGGTTGCGCAGTTGAGTCTCGTTGCGCTAGACTAGCCTCCTTGTCTCGTCGAGAGGAGGTTGGTCGTGGCAACCAAGAAGGCCAAGCAGGACCAGCAGAATAGCGGTACCGCCGTCGTCATCGACCGCATCGAAGCTGAACGGTTGCGGGTGCCGATAGTTGGCACAAGTCCGCTCATCGTTCACCGCTTCAGCGAGAAGGCCAAGCGTGCGATGCTCGACGCGATGCAGGGTCGCAAGAACCCTAAGACGGTGAAGAACCCGCAAGAGGATTACGAGCAAGCCTTCTATCGCTTGAAGGACGGCGAGCCCGGGTTCCCCGCTGTCGGGTTCAAGAAGTCTACTGTCGGTGCTGTGCGTTTCTATCACGCACTGACGATGACTGCAGTCCGCCAGTTCGTGTTTTTCCACGGCGAAGTTGGTGGCGACGGCATGCAGCTGGTGCGTATCGAAGGTGCGCCGCGGATGCGTGAAGACGTCGTGACTGTCGGTCGTGGCACCGACCTTCGCTACCGTCCCGAGTTCCTTGAGTGGTCGACTTCGCTTGAAGTCACCTACGTCAAGTCGTGCATCACTCGGGCCAGCGTTCTGTCCCTCATCGACGCAGGTGGTATGGGTGTCGGAGTCGGCGAATGGCGCCCCGAGCGCGGTGGCGATTTCGGGATGTACCGTATCGACCCGACGCGCGAAGTCGAGGTGCTGTCGTGAGCGACCTTCGCGCTGAGTTCGAAGTGCTGTACGAACGCAACGGGAAACTAACGCCGGAGCTAGTCGTTGATGCAGCTCGCCCACAGCGAAGCGCGTTGCACGATTACTTCGAGTGGGATGACGCCATCGCAGGTGAGGCGTTCCGTCGCGAGCAAGCGCGCCACCTCATCAAGTCGGTGCGAGTCTCATACACGACACCGTCGGGTGAAGTGCATGATGTCCGTGCGTTCCACGCGCTACGCGACGAGGATGAGCCCGGGAAGCATTACGAGTTCTTCTCGGCGGAGGACGTTGCCAGTGACCCCCTTCGTCGTGGGCTTCTGTTGCGGGACATGGAGCGTGACTGGTTCGCCCTTCGGCGGAGGTGGGAATCGTTCAGCGAGTTTTGGAGCCTGATAGCGACGGAGGTCGAGCAGACGGGACGTAGGGTTCGGCGCCGCCGCCGCAAAGCTAGTTGACGGGGAGAGGCCCGGCTGGTTCAGGCAAGTTCAGGACCGGCTCGGCACGGCAAGGTACGGCAGGCACGGCTGGGTTCGTTGAATCGAGTCGGGGCAAGGATTCGCGCGGCGTGCCAGTTGCGGCTAGTCGCGTCACGTCCTGGGCTGGTGGCAACTGGTTAGGCAAGGCTGGTCACAGCGGGTCACGTTCCGGCAAGGCAGGTGGGGTGTGGCTAGGTAAGGTGGTTACGGCAGGTCCCGGATGGGCGCGGCAGGCAAGGTCAGGCAATGCGGGTCGGGGTTGGGCGAGGCGTGGAAGGTCGCGGTCCGGCAGGTGCGGTCAGGCGAGGTCGGTCGTGGCTTAGCGAGGTCTCGCCTGGTGAGGTCCGTCGCGGCGTGGAAAGGCGAGGTCTCGAAGGGGGGGAGGTACGCTGTAACTCATGAAGCGAGGTCTCGACCTGATGGGCGGACCCTTGGGCCGCTTGACCCATGGAGGGTTCGCTTCGTGAGCTTGGCTGAGCAGCCTCACGAGGAAGCTGAACCTCAGCTCTTCGCGACGCAGTGCACGGCGCATTCTTCGCGAACTGGGTTGCGTTGCGCCAAGGCTGCAATCAAGGGCGGGACGGTCTGTCCGACGCACGGCGGCTCGGCACCACAAGTAAGGGCTGCGGCGGATGCGCGAATAATCGAAGCTCAGGAGCGCATGCTTAATTTGCTTGACCCGGCGATGCAGCGGTTGGAGCAGCTGTTAAAGGCAGCCGACAAGGATTCGGTGTCGATGCAAGCTATCCGCGAAATCTTCGAGAAGGCCGGGTGGGTCGTTGCGCGCAAGCACGACGTGAAGCTGACGGCGGAGGCGTACACGTTCAACATCGTGGTGGCCGGTGAAGACGAGGAAGGGGATGATGCGCCTATCGAGGTAGAAGCGTATGAGGACGACGAGCCTACGTATTTGGGAGAGGGGTGAGGGATGGTGACCTGGAGGACGGTATTGCGAGGAGCAGCGGTTCTGCTGTTCATCATCTGTGCTCTGTCCAGCTTCGCTGATGGTGTGAACGTCATCGAGACCGGATTCGGGTTCGTTGGACTAGCGTGCTTCGCGGCATCGTTTTGGGGGCCGACCGACCGGGTGGTTCGCTGAGGTGCGGTGGAATCGGTTCAAGGTCTTCTTGGCTCACCTGTTTCCTCGTACCCACTGGGGTGTCTACACCACCGATAGCTCTGTGGGCACTGGACGCCCGGTACGGCGGTTCATCATCTGGCGTCAGTGGGGGAACAGCGTTAAGCACTTCGAGCAGTTCGACTTGGCGGGATGGGACATGAACGCCAATCCGGTAGGGAGGGCGACGTGACGACGTGGGTGCATTGCGACGCTGAAGGCATCGAGGGTCACGGCTGCCACGTGAAGATGTTGGTAGACGAGACGTCGCCCAACCCGGGCATCCACGTGAAAACGTCGGCCGCGGAGGTGCGCCAAGGGCTGATACACGACTACGAGCGCTCGCTCGATTTCTGCTCGTGGAGCTGCATGGCCGCATACGCTGCGTCTGCAGCGCGTGGAGAGCCCATTCCCGAGGAGGCGTTGGCCTGATGTCCACTCGCTCGCCGCGCTCACCCCGTGCACCACGCAAGCCAGTTGTTCGCAAGCCGATAAGCGGCGTACCGGTCATCCGCAAGCCGAAACCGCCAGACCTCAGTCACGTACCGACAGCCGCAGCGATACAGAAGAAGGTCGCCGACCGGCTGACCGGTTTGCCACCTCGCCCAGGGAAAGGGAAGCCCACTCGTTCGGCACGGGGTCGGGCTGGCGCAGGCCGTGCGGAACGGTTGAAGGCTCGGGCTGCTCGGCGTGCTGGCCGCGGGTCTCGGCGCGGTTCCCGTGGAAGGTCGGACTGATGGCTCTCCCACGCGCTAGCTTGGGAGGTATCCGCAACCCTACGGGCTCCAGCGCTGCTCGCTCGACGGCTCGCAGCGGACGTGGTCCTACGCGTCGTACCAAGAGCGTCATCCGTTCGCTCACCCGTCCGACGAAGGGTGTACGGCTGGAGCGCTACCGCGAACAGGCTCGTCGCAATCCCCGCATCAAGGAACGCCATCAGCGCGTCTCCGGCGGGGTTGAACCCCGCGCTCGGGCGAGTCGGTCGAGCCGCACCCCACGGCGCCCGCGGAGCCCACGGCGAACGAGTCGGTAGCCCGTGGCTCGCCAACGCTCATCCCGACCACCGAAAGCTAGTGGCAGGAAGTTCCGTGACCCCAGCAATGAACGCCGCTACCAGCGGTTCAAGGGTCTCGGTGGGGTTGGTGGTCGTAGCGAGTATTGGCGAACGCTAGGTCGAGGCGAACGGAAGGATGCCCGGCAATCCTCAGGCCGTGTTCCGTTTTTCCGCAACCGCAGGAACGAGACGGACTACCGCAACTACCGGAAGAACACGACGAAGAAGGGTCAACGCCCTCTCGCTGCACCCGACTGGTACGACCGATTCGTCCGGGGTTCGAACCCCCCGTCGCGCAATCAACGACGTGCGACCGAACGGCGTTACAACCCGGAGTTCAAGCTCCGCGAGGCCAACCGCCTTTTGTCCTACACCGGCATCCGTCAGCCACGGCGACGACGGACGCAGGCGAAGCCGAAGCGACGTACCGTTCGACGAGCCGCTCCTGGCCGTGCTTACGGTGGCTCAGGCGGCACGTCTCGTAGGCGCAGCTGACGCGGCGCAGCTCGGACCCCTTGCGCAACTGAGCCGGGCGTAGTAGGCTCGTCTGCGCAGGACGGTGCGAAGTTCGCGGGATACTTCTTGGAAAAGGAACCTGCGAGCGGCTCTGGTGCTCGTCCTGCATAGTTTTCGGGAGGGTGCGAAGACGAGGGATACTTCGGGTTCGAATCCCGAAGGCTGGGTGCTCAACACTCCGGCCTTCTTGGCAAAGACCTTCGTCGAACCGGTTCTCCTCCCGGGTTTTGACGTCGAAGGCGGTGTGATGGCCGGGGGTTACTTCTCGCCAGAAAAGAGGAACGCCGGGTTCGAGAGACCCGGCACCGGAGTCATCCGGTATGACCTCCGCCGACGAGTGCTCGCCAACGGCGTCGCAAGGTTGTCCGAGAAGCTGGTGTGAAGGTGAGGGATACTTCGACTGCTAATCGAGAGACCCGGGTTCAAATCCCGGCGCGGAGTCTTCGGGCGCCGCGTAGTTCAGTGGCCTAGAACGCTAACGTACCTTCGCCGACCTAGTTCTCAGCAGCTCGGGCATACTGGAGAGGCTTCGCAAGAGTGCGGCAATGTTCAGCGATTGGCGGTGTGAAGGTGAGGGATACTTCGGTTGGACTGCCAAAAGCGGTCCGTGGGATTCGAGGCCCACAACTCTAGCTTCGGCTAGTGCGTAGCCTTCGCCGACCTAGTTCTCGCCAGCCGCTGAATTCGAAACGGGGAACGAAACGGGGAAAGGACGGTGCGATGACTCCGAAGTTCGCTAAGACAACTCCGCGTGCGCCTGTGGGTCTGGTGCTCACCGACCCGGACAAGCCCACGGTTACCCACGAAGGTGGTGTAGCCTTCGAACTCGACGCGAAGGGTGCACTGTTCACCCTCGCCTCAACCTCGTTCGTGCAGGAGGACACCCTCTACGAGACCGCGGCTACCCGCGACAACCGTCTCGTCAACCTTGTGCATCAGGTCGCCGCCGAGGACCCCGAATGGGTAGCGCGCTTCGTCCCCTACCTCCGCGGTCAGCTCAACATGCGTTCGGCTGCCGTCGTCGTGGCGTGCGAGTATGCCCACACGGTACTTGAGGGTCGGAAGGGCGATTGGTTCAACCGCGTCAACGTTCCGGCTATCCGCGGAGTCATCGCTTCAGCTTGCCTCCGCGCTGACGAGCCCGCGGAAGTCATCGGCTACTGGTGGCAGCGGTTCGGCCGCGGACTCCCCAAGCCCGTCAAGCGCGGAGTTGCCGACGCTGCCGTTCGCCTCTACACCCAGCGCAGCGCTCTCCGCTACGACGGTAAGTCTCGCGCCATCCGTATGGCCGACGTCATCGAACTCACTCACCCCAAGCCACGCGACGGTGAGCAGGCTGCGTTGTTCCGTTGGCTGCTCGACCACCGCCACCGGGACGTGGTTGATGTTCCCGCAGCTTTATTGCCTGTCATCGAAGCCCGTGCTGCATTGGACTTGATGCCCGTCGACGCACGGCGTCCGCTCGTCGGCTCTGCGCTCGCCGCCGAAACCCTCAACCAGGCAGGTATGTCCTGGGAAGCGCTGTCTGGCTGGCTGCAAGGCCCGATGGACGCTACCGCGTGGTCGGCCGTCATTCCGTCGATGGGCCTGATGGCGCTCACCCGCAACCTGCGCAACTTCGACGAAGCGAAGGTGCCCGACGCCATCGCCCAGTCGGTGATGACTCGTCTCGGTGACGCTGAGGAGGTTCGCCGTTCGCGCCAGTTCCCGTTCCGTTTCTGGACGGCATACCGCGAAGCTCCCTCCAAGCGCTGGGCATACCCGCTCGAACAGGCTGTCCGCCACGCGTGCTCGAACATCCCGCAGCTGGGTGGCCGCACGCTTGTGTTCGACGACGTCTCGGGCTCCATGGACGCCGTCTTGTCCGCGCGCTCATCCGTGCAGCGCTGGGAGGTCGGTGCCGTGTTCGCTGGCGCTATGACCCGCGCCTGCGAGCAGGTCGACCTGATTCCGTTCGCCACGCATTCAGCCGCGGCCCGGTTGTCTCCGGCTGACGACATCCTCAAGGTCGTGGAGGTCGTGCGCGAGGTCCATACCTCCGGCCGTCTCGAACACGGGACGAACATCTGGGGAGCCGTCCGTGACCACTGGGACGGCCATGACCGCATCGTCATCTTCACCGACATGCAAGCGCACGACTCCTACGGTCGTCCGCATGCTTACGTGCGCTCCTTCAACGACAGGCCGGTTGGGACGCTTCCTGCCTACGACGCCTGCAGGTTCATCTATGCCTTCGACCTGGCGGGCTACGACCGTGGCGGGCTCGACACGACTCAGCCCGGGCGCTACCAGCTTGCCGGGTTCTCGGATGCCGCCTTCCGCATCATGGAGGCCATCGAGCGCGGAGCGCGGTCGGATTGGCCGTTCTGATTCCCACGCGGAGCTGACTCGCGGAGCTAACCGCGGCGGGAGCGGGAGCCCATCGGCGCACCGTCCTGGGCTCCCGCATGCACCCGGTAAGCTAGCGAGATGGCTTGGCTCCCACCGTCACAGCGGCTCACTTCCGGTGAGTCCACTTCAGACCCGCGGCTAGACCGTGTGCGGCGCGTCGACCTCCGCACGCTGCGATACCCCGTCGACCACATTTTGCCGCCGGAGGCTTACCTGGAACCTCGCAGCACAGCCTACGAACTCACCACCGTCTTAGACCAAGGCGCTGAGGGAGCTTGCGTGGGGTTCGGCTTCGCGCATGAACTCCTCGCTGCCCCGCAACAGGTACAAGCCGACGTAACGTTGGCTCGCGAGACCATTTACTGGGCTGCTCAACAGCGTGACCCGTACCCCGGTGGCGCATACCCCGGCGCCGACCCGTTCATGGAAGGGACCTCCGTCGTCAGCGCGTCCGACGTTATGCGCGAACTCGGTTACTACACCGCCGTGCATTGGGCCTTGACCTTCGCCGACCTCATCGCAGCGCTCGGCCATTATGGTCCGGTGGTCATCGGCGTTGACTGGTACGAAGGGATGTCCATGCCCGACGCTGACGGGTTCATTCGTCCGACCGGACTCATCCGCGGAGGGCACTGCGTCTGCCTCGTCGGCATCCAGTTTAACTCGGTCTACATCCCGGAAATCGACCACGCGAAGAGCTGGGTCATCGTGCACAACTCGTGGGGTCCAGACTGGGGGGACGGTGGTCGAGCCAAGTTGTCGCTAGCGGATTTGGCCGTGTTGTGGCCGGGCGGGGACTTCTGTATCCCAGTACGGGCGTACTCGTGAGTGTTGGCAGAACCGACCCGGTGCGCTAGCGTAGCCCCGTGCCCGCACGCAAGATGCGCTCCATTGCTCCCGGCCGCCGGAGGGTGTACGAAGAACTCGGCGAGACCACCAACCTGTCAAAGGAGTCTCGTGCGCGAATCGCCAACGCAGGCAAGACACGCACAGGCCGACAGCGCATGGCTCGCAAGGCAGTCGCTACGCGCAAACGGAGGGGGAGGTAGCTGTCCCGACAGGTGGCCGTAGTTACCGCATCCCGTCCGGGCTCCGCGGCCGCGGCCGCGTACGACGTCCGCGCCGTGTTGTGCCGAGGGTCAACAGGGCAAGCGTACGCAGGACGGGCGCAGTCCGTACCCGTACTCGCATCAAGAGTCGGTTCCGCTAGAAGGGAGGAGTAGATGGCTAAGAGACCGCCAACGGTCAAGAGCATCCGCAAGCAGGTCACTCGCCGCATCACCCCTCGCACGTCCGGCATCACGCGCGAGGTGTCAGCCCGCACGTCTGGGGTACGTACCGCCGCTGAGCGCAAGGTCACAGCGAGGACGACCGGTATCGCTAAGCGTGTGCGCAACAGCATCCGTGCACCGCGAGCACCGAACCTGTCCCGTGTCCCGAAGCGCGCTACGACGTCGGGAAACATCCGCACGACGCGGTCCATAGGCCGTCGCGCGCGCACCCGGGTTCGGCAGCGCGGGTCATCGCGTTCGGGCGACGTCGTCAAGGGTCAGCGCGTCATCGTTCGCCGCTAAGAGCACAGCAGGGTGCGACGGAAGTACCGTCAGGCAGACGGTTCGCTGGATGTGTACTGGCATGGCTGGCTGTGCTGGGAGTGCGGCTACGAGACCCGCTCGACCTTCATGACCCTTGTTGCTATCCGCCGACTGTGGCATCTGCTCTCATCGTGCGCCACCGACCTCGCGCGTAAGGGTCCACTCGGGAGAAGGAGCTGATGGCCGAAAGGGGCTTCAGGGACCCTCGCAACGAGCGCGCTTACCAGAGCTACTGGAAGCGAGCGCAGAAGCGCGGTATCTCCCGCCCCCTTGGTCGGTCAGCCTGGTACAAGAGCCACAATGTTCTCGGAGGTCGCGCGTACGGCAAAGGGTTAGTGGGTGGCGCCCGCAAGAAAGCGACCGTACTAGGGCGGAGTGCGAAGGGTTCCGTGATAGCTGACCTTCAGCGCCAAGCCGCTCCGGTCAAGGGAGCGATACGGCTAACACGCCCGCTCCGCGGCAAACCCTTCGGGCGTATTCGCTCGCAAGGCCCGGGTCGAGCGTACGGTGGGACTGGGGGCAAGCCTTCGGGCAAGCTTTCGCGACGTCGGAAGCCTGCAGCTGCGCGGACGAGACGTTCCCGTCGCCGGTAATACTCTGTGAGCGTGGTGCTTGCACCGGACTCTGAGCAGAACCGAATAAACTGGCATCGCCCGTGGCTGTACCCGCGCCAACTCGACGCCATCTACGACCCAGCACGAGTCTCGGTCGTCGAAGCTTCCACCAAGTCGGGGAAAACTTCTGGCTGTCTGGTTTGGCTCATCGAGCTGGCGATGCGTGGCCGCTCCGGTCAGAACTACTGGTGGGTAGCTCCCTCCTATTCCCAAACCTCTATCGCGTACGTCCGTGCCAAACACGGGCTCTCGCGTGACCTCTACGTCGCTAACAAGACGGAGATGACCATCACTCTCATCAACGGTACCGTCATCACCTTCAAAACAGCCGAGAAGCCCGACCTCCTCTACGGCGAAGACGTCTACGGCGTCGTGCTCGACGAGTCGACCCGTATGCGCGAGGAAGCCTGGTACGCCATCCGTACGACCATCACCGCTACCCAAGCCCCCGTGCGCATCATCGGCAACGTCAAGGGCCGGAAGAACTGGGCTTACCGCATGGCTCGCCGCGCCGAGAAGGGCGAGCCCGACATGGCGTATCACAAGCTCACCTCCGCTGACGCAATCGCAGCAGGCATCCTCGCAGGCACGGAAGTCGAGGGCGCCCGTCGCGACTTACCCGAAGCCGTCTTCCGCGAGTTGTACGAAGCTGAGCCCTCCGACGACGAGGGCAACCCGTTCGGGCTTGCGCATATCGCTGCGTGTACCGTCGACGGGCTCTCTCTCGGCGACCCAGTCGCCTGGGGGTGGGACCTCGCGCGCGCGCAGGACTATACCGTCGGTATCGCGTTCGACTTCGAGGGCGACGTCTGTCGGTTCGTGCGCTTCCAGAAGCCGTGGGAAGAAACCCTCGACATCATCGTCGAGCAGACCGGTGGTGTCCGTGCCCTCGTTGACGCAACCGGAGTCGGTGACCCTATCGTCGAGCGCCTCCAGAAAATCGGGTGGAACTTCGAGCGCTTCGTGTTCACCTCGTCCACCAAACAGCAGTTGATGGAGCGTCTCGCGCTCGCCATCCAGCATCACGCCATCAGGTTCCCTCGTGGGCCAATCTCCATCGAGCTGGAGGGCTTCGAGTACGAGTACACGAGGTTGGGCGTGCGCTACTCGGCGCCATCCGGAGACCACGACGACTGCGTCATCGCGCTGGCGTTGGCGGTGTCCGGACTTCCGCGGGTCCACGTCACGCCCCTGGCAACGTTGAACCCCGCGCGTCAGATGTTGGGTCCAACAGCGATGAGCCAGTAACATCGGCACATGCGTCGTTCGCGCAAGGAACCTGCCGCAACCTCACCCGGCATGTCGCGGCAGTTCGTCACGTGGTGTCGTTTCCACCGCCGCTGGGAGCTTCGTCGCAAGGCGCTTCTGCCTATCGAGCGCGCGGCCGGAGCGACATCTCCCACGCGGCTGGTGCGAGGGTTCGGACCGTGGGCGTGTCGCGACAGAAGGGTCGTGTCGTGAGTTTGCGACGCAAGCCCTACACACAAATCGGTATCGCTCGACTCCCGTGCGGGCGATGCGGTCGTCGCCCTGCGACTACGCAGTTCCAAATCTGCGCGGACGACAACATCTGGCGGGTGCTGTGTCGTCGTTGCGATATCCAGTTGAACCGAATCGTGTTGCGGTTCTTCAACGACCCTGAGGTGACAGCTAAGCTGTCGGACTACATCGGGCGGGTGTCGTGAGCTTCCAGACCCTCCAGCGCAACGGGGTCCTCTATGAGGCAAGCCCCAACCAGTCAGTCGTAGCGCATGGCACACCCGGCCGACCGTCGTACGCGAAGTACCACCGTGGCGGTCCCGGCTCCAAGGAACGCATCGCTCGCAGCGCCCGCTCCCCTGGCGGCGGCTTCACCTACCAGCCCCTCACCACGAACCAGCCGACCACGGGCTGGGCCGTCTCCATCTACCCCGAGCACGAGGTCAAGCTCAAAGCCTCCGAGGTCACCCGAGAACGCGTCCACGCTTACGTTCAGGACCGCATGCACGTCTTCCGAAGCGACCCTCAGGCCCACCTCGGAGGGTGGCATGACCCGGATACTGGGACCGTATACTTAGACATCTCCAGAGTGGTGGGCTCCAGAGCGGAGGCGATGCGACTTGGCCGAGAGCACAGACAGAAAGCGGTCTACTCCCTTGACGAAGGTGAGTCTCACGAAGTCGGGTGAACCGACGGTGTTCCTGACGCGCCCCGAGAAGGGCGAGTCTGTCGACGCATTCGCTGACCGCGTCTTCGCGGCACTACAGAAGCAGACCGGGAAGAACGCCGAGGACTAGGTTCGTCCGGTGGCCGACCAGGACGACACTGCGATTGTCGCAGCGGGTGGGCTTTGCGAGCCGTGGGACGGCGTCGTCCGACCAGGAGACCGCGGCATAGTTACGTTCCGTACGGTCCGTGATTCTACCCCGGCGTTGTTGTCAAGACGCGGCTGGGACCTCGCGCGTCGTCTCTGGCGTTTGTGCCGATTCTGGTTCACGGGTAGGACGCGATGAGCTACCAGACGCTTCGGCGTAACTCAGCCATCCTTGCGCACGGCACTCTGGGCCGCCCCAGTTACGGGAAGTACCATCCCGGCGGCGGGCGCGGCACCGACCTCGTCGGCCGTGGACCAATCACGACTTCCGCCCAAGCCGCACGCGCTCTCGCGGCACGCGCCAAGCAAGCTGAACGCCAACTCACCCCCGTCGTCACGGGCGCAGTCGCCAAGGCTGGCGGCACGATGGACAAACTCCAATATCGCCTCAAGGCCGAGAATCCCGACAAGCCGGGTGAGGGCATCAAGCGCCTTGAAGAGAAGATTGACCTCACCATGCGCAAGGACGGCGTCTCGGCTGCCGAAGCCGCTGACTCCATCGCCGATGCCGTGCGTTACACCGCCGTTTTCCCCGACGAGAGGTACCCGCAAGGCATCACCTCTACGCTCGATGCCTTGCGAGCTGAGGGCGCGTCAGTCTACGACAAGAAGGACAAGAACTTCTGGAAGAAGGGTGACCCTTACCAGGGGTTCAACGTCACTGCCGTCGCCTCCAACGGGCAGAAGTTCGAGGTGCAGTTCCACACCCCACGAAGCTTGGCCGTAGCTAACACGAATCATCCGCTTTACCAACTGGCTCGCAAGCCGACGACGACCGCCCCCGTCCGCCAGCACCTCACCATGCTGATGACGGCGTCGAGCGCTACGGTCCCGGTACCTCCCGGTATCGAGAACATCGGTACTCCAACGAGCGCCTGATGAGCGTTCGCTACTTCGCCTCTGTTCCTTTCGACGACGGGGTGCAGCGCGGTCTCGTTCGAGAACAGCGGCTCGGTGACCGGCTCATCCTCGAATATTTCGACGGCGATGGTTGGGTCGAGGACGGCGGGTTGATGGCAATCATCGTCGGCCAAGACTTGAGCGGCGAACCCATTTCTGAACAAGACGCGAAGAGGTTGGAGGACCGGTTGCGCGCGGAGCGTGGGAGCAAGCCGTGAGCTACCAGACCTTGCTTCGTAACCGTGCAGTCACTGCCCACGGCACTCAGGGGAGACCGTCGTATCCGAAGTATCACCGAGGTGGTGGCGGAGGTGGGGAGGGCTCATTAGCTGAACAGGCGGCGTTGTTAAATCGCGGGAAGACGCTTGACCCTGACTCCAAGCTCGCGAAGGCTATTGGTTCCTACACTTCGGGTACCGTTTCCCGAACTCCTGCGGCACTACGTGACGCGTTAGCCGAAGCGCCAGCTAATGCTCCGCAGCTTTATCGCGGCATGGTGTTCGAGCAGAGCGGAGCAGGTTGGGACGCTTCTACAGCGGATGGGTTCATTGCCAAACTGCAACCTGGTGCAACGGTAAAATTAGATGCTTCCGGAGGACTAACGTCTTGGTCGAGTTCTCCGAAAGTAGGGCGGGAGTTCGCTGGCTTGACCGCTGCGGGGAAAATCCCGCGCGGACGAGTGGAGACTCCGGTGCTCAACGACATCGTTCCTGGCGACCGACGTGTTCTCTTCACTCTTAAGCCGGGCGCTAAGGCGTTGAACCTTGAGCCGCATGCTTCTCAGGGATGGCGGTACCAGAAGGAGTGGGTGGTCCCCTCTCGTGTGACCGTTAAGTCAGTTCGTCATCAAGGTTCTTTAACTCTCGTTGAGGTGCAGCAATGAAGAGTCAGCTTAGAAGATGGTTGACGCGTCCTGAAGACATTGAGGTCGTTGAGGAGGAGCCGCAGGTTAAGCCGCTGCCGAAGGGGAAGCTTCGGCCGCCGAAGCCTCCGAAGAAGTGAGTTACCAGACTCTGCTCCGGACTCGTGCTGTCGTCGCGCACGGAACCGTTGGTCGGCCTTCCTACCCGCGCTATCACGCGACCCCGCTGACTGGCCCCACCGTTTCAGCTGACTCGTTCCTCAACGACTGGCCGCCCGGTACCCGCGAGCACCTCTCCGGCGTTCTGCGTTCTAAACTCGGTGATGACTGGTCGAACCTCACCGATGACGAAGTCTTCGAACGCCTCACCGAGAACCATGGGCGGCTCATTGACGACGCGAAGCGCCGTCTCTCACCTGCCGAATTCGCGAAGCGGAAGAACTGGTACGCCAACGCGCATAACGATGTTCAAGTGATGTCACAGGAACTCGGTGTCGATGCCGAGAAAGCTTTCGCCGTTTCGGCTGCGCTCTCCGCGCAAGGAGACTGGTCGACTAGCGGCAAGCGCCTCGGTACTCTTGATTCCGCGAAGGCGCAACTCTCCGTCCTCAAACTTGACCCACGCTTTGGTGACCGCAGCGTCCCCATCGACGACTCGTTGCTCCGCCTTCTGCCGAATACCCCCACCGCTAATCGGGACATGCGCGAGAAGATGGTTCGGCTCTGGCGCGGAGAGTCTCCCGACGCTGTCCTTCGTGGCGAGAACGGATGGAAGGTGCGTAACTTCTACTCGAATCTCACGAGCCCTAAAGCCCTCTCCGGCGTTACCATCGACCGTCATGCCATCCGTGCTTCGGTTGGCCGAGTGGTCCCGGAACAGGGTAAAGGTCTCACTCTTTCGAAACTCATTGGCAAACCTGGCCGTACGAAAGCTGGACCGTCAATCGCGTCCTACCAGTACCCCTTATTCGCCGACGCTATCGCTGAAGCTGGGCGTCGACGCGGGCTCCTTCCGCACGAAGCTCAGGCCGTCTCATGGAAGGAATGGCAGGACCAGAACCCAGGGAAGGCGCGATGAATCTTCACGACGTTGAGCCTCTGGTTGATGAGAAGTACGTCTCAGAGGAAGACCTTGACCAGGAAGCGCGGCGTTACGGACCACTGCTGACGCTTGAGGGACTACGCGCGTTGCTACGAAGGCTGAAGTCCTAGGTCGAGATTGGTCCCCGCGGTCGCGGGTTCGTCTCGCGCCCGACGTACGTCTTCGTCTTCCGGCTCCGAGGCAATAACCGACTGTAGTCGCGCTGCCATGCACGATTAGACGGCACGGGCGCAGCCCGGCCCGTTACCCTCGGTTGCGTAGCTCTCGCCCCGTAGACTCCGCGGGTCCCTCGGACCCCCCGAGCGCCGACCCGCTGTCCTCGCGCGGCGCGAAGGATTGATGCCTTGCGTTTGCGCGGCTTCCTGGGCTTACGTGGCCTTCGAGGCGCGCGTTCTCGACGCATGACCCGATGCTAAGGTCCCCCCTGGCGTCAGCACAACACCGGCTCGCCAACCCGGGCGTCTTCCTGGTATACTTGACCAACTAGAGGTAGGTTGCGCAAGGGAGGCGAGGAGGTGAGCGGGTGGAAGAAGCGACCAAAGCACGCGAAGGCAAGAAGGTGGGCGGCGTCAGGTACTCGCCGACGCAGGCGGAGGTCGCGCGACGGCAAGCGGAAGAACACCGCCGACTTCTCCCGCCAGTGATACACCGCTTCCGCGAGAAGCTCGCATTGCGTATCGCCCCGTGGCTGTACACCGAGCCCGAAGCCGTAGAGTGGGTCAGCCAGAATTGCGACCCGTGGGACGTCTTCGGGCGTGACTGGACGAGGAGGGAACAATGAAGGAGCAGAAGGCTGTCTTGGTTGGGAGCGCCATCTTGGCGGTAGTGGCAATCGGGTTCGGTTACGCCAATCAACGAGGTCCCGTCGACACCGGGCTCGATACCGCAAGCCCGGTGAACTTGCTCGCGGACGGGTTCCCTGAGCCTGCTCGCAGGGTTGTCGCTCATGCTGCGGCCCCAGCGTCACGCAGGTGTCACGGTAGCACCGACCTCAGCCTCGTGAACTCGACTTCGGGCGCGGTCGCAGAGTCGGGCCGGGCTCGTGCCGAGAACGAAGCCGAATCTTCCGCCGAAGCGACCGGTCCGTCCAATTCTGGTGATGCTGAGGCCGAAGCCGAGCAGGTTGCCGACGCTAATTCTGGTGACGCTATCGTCGGTCAGGTCATCGGCGTTGTCGCGTGTGGCGACGTCGCTATCGAAGCAACGAACACGGTTGAGGACTCCAAGGCAATCAGCGGGGACGTGGAAGCTTCGAACGTGGCCGACGTCGACGCACGGACAGGTAGTTCACCCGTTTCATCGACGGCAACACCGTAAGAGAGATGACTCCTGAGGTCGAACTGCCTGCTCGTTCGTTGGATGGTGAACTCCTTTACCCGCGTCCGACGCGGGGGTGGGCATCCACAACCGCTTTACGACGACACCAAGGTGCTCCTAGCTGAACGTGGCGTAACTGTGAAGTGGGACGCCGCGAACCAGCGCGTCTTGACGACGGTGGCACATGAGTCCTAAGGAACTGCCGAGTGACGACCTTGCATGAGTTCGTAGCCGAGGCATTGAAGGACTACCCGCGCCCGCTCAACGACCTAGAGCTTCTGGTGCAGACGTGCCTCCTTGACACCATCGCGTCGATTAGCGGTGACCAGGCAGCTAGAGGAGCCATCGGCATGTGCGCCTTGCTGCGTGCTCGCCCCGAGAACGTGGACATTACGTCCGTTCTGTCCAAGACCAAGGAACTACCGGGGGGTAGCGGATGAGGAGCCTCGCCGAGGCCAAGGCGGCTGCACTCCGAGTCAGCAACGAAGAGAGCGACGGCTCTCAGTTTGCGGATGACGTGCTGCTCTGCGCTGACATCGTGATTTCACTCGTCATGGACCTACAGGCTGCTGGCTACTCTTGCGTCTGCGAGGCGTGCTTGTACCAGTCGGTTGAGAAGAACTGCATGTTGAAGCGAACGCGCATCGAATTAGGGACGTGGCCGTCAACGGTGTCGCAGTCCGGTGGTGAGTCCTGATGCTATTCCGAGGTGGGTTCTTCTACGGCAAGAACGGGCGCGTGTTCAAGGACGAGGAGGGTCATGGCGTTCCCGCTCAGCTTGGGCGAGTCGGGAAAACTATTCACCCGTTGATTCACCGGTTCGCAGGTGAGGAGTATGAGCGGCAAGGCTATAACCAGACCAAAGAGCGAGTAGCCGAGCGAGGCGGGTTCGGCACGCTAGAGCTGGTCATGCTCTTGGCGGACGCGCTCCTCCGTGAGCGCGGAGTGGTGCCCACGGCAGCGGACTCAGCGTCATCGGAGCACCCCGGCTGGCGTTGGTGCGAGACGTGCAAACTCGACGTTCCGCCTGAGCACTTCCATGACCACGAACGAGCAACGGGTCACAAGGGAGCAGACGAGTGAGCCACTTCCGCCGACGCCATGCGGTACGAGGGGGCCGAGAGACGGCCCCTAAGCGGGTCTGGCGGCTGACGGCCTTCAATCGGAAGCGCAAGAGCGGCAGCACTCGGGCGAAACTAGCTGAGGCTCGAAAGAGGTCACAGGGCACGCCTCGTGCGGGCGTCCAAGTCCGGGGGGAGGGGCACGACCCGAGCGTTCCTGGGCATGGTTCTCAGGCGTTCCCCCCGGCCCCTGTGCCAGCGGACTTCAGGAGAGAGGACGCATGACCCCGACCTCGATGGTGCGTCAGGTGCGGGTGCAGAAGAACGGACGGGAGCGCGTGGTCTGGATACCGTCGAGCCTCGCCCAACGAGGTCACTACATCCAGTTCAGGGATGGTGGCGGGTGGGATGACGGGTGGAAAGTGACCGATGTTTACAGCCTGATGCCTACCGCGTTCATGGCTGAGAGGTCGCGGGACTACCGGACCCAACGGAGCGTGTCAGATGCTTGACCTCTTTGCGTCCGTTCTCTCACGAGGAGAGGGCGTGTGAGGCGGAGGGTTAAGCAGGGCGGAATTCCTGGGCTGGGGTGTCCGCTAGACACGGACGGGGACGGCAACTGCCCTCGACACCCCGAGGGCTGCATCATCGGCGTGTTGGACGAGGACATGGAGCGAATGCTTTTGGCCGACGTCGTGCAGATGGCGACTGACCGGCTGTCGTCAGATGGCAACTCAGAAACGCGCCAATGACGGAAGTCCAAGGTGGTCTGCTCATTGGAATTGGGGTGATAGGCGTTCTAATGCTTGCTGGCGCCTTCATCATGCTCGGATACATTAGCGACCAGCTACGAGCTATCAAGAAGGCAGTTACCAGTCGAGGAGCGGATGGTGGCTGAACCTTCGGAGCGCGAACTGCTCAAGCTCATTCTGTCTCACGGGTACTCCTCGGTGCAGGAATGGGAGGGGCCGAGCATGGTGGAGGACGACGAGGACCGACCACGTTTGGAACTAACCATTGACAACTCTACGGAGCTGCCCCCAGAGTGGCACGAATGGTTTCGCCGGTTCCTTGCCGACATCGGCTATAGGTCGTTCTGGGAACGTCGGTCTCGGACAAGTGATGTGCGCTAGTTGCGGCTGCGGTCTCCCCGAAGACCAACACGGAGATAACCGGCACATCCTGCTTAGCGCACTCGAATCAGCCGCTCTGGCTGCGCGCACCACGGTCCTTGAAGTGGCACGTAACATCCTGGAGATGGCTGCTCGGATGGGTCGCTAGAATCATTTCGCTAGAGTGGTGCTCAACGTGAAGAGCCCCTGAGCGCGTTAGGCCCAGGGGCTCTTCCGTTCCCGCAACTAGCTAGAACTAGGACTTCTCCCAGCCCTCTGTCTCCGTTTCGTCGGGTTGCGATGACTGGCCCTTCCGAGACGCCCAGTCCTTTTCAGCCGTTTTTCCCGTGCTGTCGTAGAACCTCGCGCTCGTCGGCATCGGCCGACCTGCGGCGAGAAGGGTACGGCTGTCTAATACGGCAGCGCTGGCTGACGAGAACGCGGCAGCTGTGCCCTGAGAGTCGCCAGCGTAATTCTGCGTTGCGCCAGCCGCGATACCCATCGCTCCCGCCTCGTCGTACGCATTGACGTTCGCACCGAGGTAAGTGAACACCCATCCTTGCGCTTCCTTCGCCTCGATGAGCGAACGGATTTGCGCCTTCGTGTACTCGCGTGAGCTGTTCTCTTGCCCGTCCGTGAGTATCACGACAATCGGCTGCTCGTCTGGATGCGCGTCCTTGCGTTCCTGCGCCTTCGTGATAGCGCGCCCAACAGCATCGAGCAGCGGCGTGCCGCCACGCGGGATGAAGTCGGTCTCGCTGGCTTCGCGCACCTTCTTGACTTCCATCGCGTCGAAGAGGGTGTCGAAGCCTTGCGTGTCGAACTGGTGCACGGTCAGGATGCAATCGCCTTCCTGTCCCTGTTGGTCACGCAAGAATTGGTTGAACCCTCCGATGACGTCCTTGCGAATCACCGCCATCGAGCCACTGCGGTCGACGAGCAGTGTCACATGAGCGACCTTCGTTACCTTGTCACGCTTGGCCTTGCGTTGCTTCACGGCTTTCGCCATTCCTCTGCCTCCTTCCGCGGAGCCGGAGCCCCGCTCGCTTGAAGCCCTCGCTTGATAACCAAGCGCAGGGTGTCGCTGAAGCTGAGCCCACCTTCGTCGTCAGCTACGTGCGCCAAACCAGCGACCATGGATTCGTCAACCCATAGGCTGATGCGCTCGCGCTTCTCCCCTCGTTGCCTCCGGCCGGACGGCGCGAAGTACGACGATGGGGTGACTCGCTTCTCGCTCATAACGTCATACGTTATGTCATATGTAGCTGATTGTCAAGACTGGCGCTCGATGTCCCTCGTCCGCTAGGGTCGTTCCCTCAAACACAGACGCCGAGGGGTGCGCGCCTTGCGCCCCGCTAGGAGGCGACTCCCCGTGGAGAGAACCCAGCAGCGTGTTCACTTGCGTAAGAGGAGGTTACCTATGGTGGTTCGGGAGCTAGTGATGATGATGCTCGTTCCGTTGTTCGCGTTAACGCCGTTGGCTGTAGCGCAAGCGTCTATCGAGGAGATGCAAGAGCGACGGGAGGAACGCGCGGAGCACCGCGAGGAGATGCGGGCTGCGATGCTCCGTCGTCTGGACGTCGACCGACAGGCATGGCGAATCCCCGCTATTCCTGCTCAAGACGCGCCAAGCGCTCAACTCCGGCGCCTACATGTGAGCGCATCACGCTATGGCCCGTCAACCAATCGTTACGTACAGCCGTGGGGATGTGAGTCTCGCGACGTACAAGTTCGTTCCAGGAGTGGCAAGTATTGGGGAAAGTATCAGTTCGACCGGCAGACGTGGGAGTCGCATGGAGGTGACCCTGCAACCTACGGTCATGCGGACGAGGCCGAGCAGGACCGCGTCGCTTCGCGCGTGAAGTACGATGCCTGGCCGAACTGTTAGAGAACGGAGACGCACGATGGTCCTCTACACGCTCGTGTGCCGAGCTTGCTCTCCCAGCGACCGTCGGTTGTTCCAGTGGGAGACGCTCGACCGCGAACAACCGTGTCCTAAATGCCACGGCGCATCACGCGTTAAGGGCATTCAAGAGCTTACCCAAACATCGCAAAACGCCTAGTCAAGGGCGGTTTTGCTAGACGGCGGGCTACAATATCCGCGTGCGTAACCCGCTGCGTCTGCGTTGCCCGCGATGCGGTGGCGTTATCGTTGTTCCGATAGCTATTTACGCAGCTCAGCCTACGGTTGAGGGCGGCCTGACGATGGACGTTCGGCTAGAGCGCGATGAGCTACGTCATGCATGCAAAGGCGGCGAGCAAGTGGAGCCCCGGGTGAGAAGGAAGCGATGAGTCTCGCGCTGCTCTACCTTCTCGTCGGACTTACTGCCTTCCGTGCGCAACGCCTCGTAACGGTCGACGAGTGGCCGCCGTCGTTGTCGTTTCGTGACTGGCTGAGACACCGTGCGGTCGTACGCGGGACACCTCATCCAACGGGTGAGCCCCGTGGATTTTGGGGACATACCTACAAACTGTTCACCTGCCATTGGTGTCTCGGCCTTTGGGCATCGGTGGTTGTCGTCGTGCTCACTCACTTGTTCGTGGCAGACCTTCTTACCGCAGAGGTACGTGAGCCCATCGGCGTCCTTGTTCTTGTAGCTGCCGCCGCATCCACCTTCGTGGGAATCATCGGTGACGCCCTCGAATAGGACTGTCACCGCTGCCGCTACTCGTGTTCGCCTCGATGATGCGCCGTCGGTTAAGCGTGCTCTCGCTCTCCGGCAAGATTGGCAGAAGCTCGCATGGAACTATTACGACGCCGTCGGTGAACTCAAGTACGCAATCAACCTCATCGGCAGTGCTTGCTCGCGGATTCGACTTGTTCCCGCGGAAATCAAGGAGCCTGGAGCACCACCCTCTGTTCTGACCGCGGAGGACGATTCCGGTCGATTCAAGGACGCGATGTCCTTGCTCGATACTCTCCGCGGTCCTACGGGCAGCCACGCCGAGATGATGCGCGAGCTTGCTATCCATCTCGAAGTAGCGGGTGAGGGATATCTCATCGGTGCGGTTGCTCGGGACGAATTCGCAGAAGACCGCTGGTTCGTCGCTAGCGTCGACGAGCTGAAAAAGAAGTCGGGTCACGTCATCGTCTCGTCCGCGCGCTTGCCGTACGACGAAACGACGCTCGTGCTCACTGAGGACGACTTTTGGGCACGTATCTGGCGTCGGCATCCCCGTCGCTCCGACCACGCAGACTCACCCGTTCGTGGCGTGCTTAATGTGTGTGAAGAACTCGTCACACTCGACCGAGCCGTCAAGGCTGTAGCTCAGTCGGGTATCTCTACCCGCAAACTCGTCGCTATCCCCGACGACATCAACCCAGCGGGCACGTACGTGGACACGCAAGACGAGGGTGACGGGGAACTCGTGGGTGACCCATTCCTCGCGGACCTCATGGATATGTTCGTCACTCCGGTGCAGAAGGAAGGCACCGTCGCACAGGTCGCCCCGTATCTTCTGCGCTACCCGTGGCGTTCTTCGAAGCCCGACCTCATGAGTGGCATCGAGGTTATCGACGTTGGCCGTGAACTCGACGCTGCTTTCGATGCGCGTACCGACCGCGCACTCCGCCGTCTCGCACAAGGACTTCAGCTCCCGCCCGAGTTGATTTTCGGGCTCAGTCAGGCGACGCATTGGGGGTCAGGGCAAATCGAGGAGTCGCTGTACCGAGAGCACATCGAGCCACTCGCTGCGCTCATCGTATCCAGCTTGACGGAGGTGTATTACCGCCCCGCTGCCGAAGAACTCGGGCTCGGTCCGTTGCTCGTGTGGCTTGACCCGTCAGAGCTAATCGTGCGTCCCGATACCCAGCAAGCCGCCGATTACGGTCACCGCTCGATGCTCATTTCCGACGACTCGTGGCGGAACCAACGCGGGTTCAGTGACTCCGATAAACCTACGCCCAAGGAAGTCGAACGCCGTATCGCCATCGAGCAAGCATTGCGCATGCCGGGCATGGGGGTTCCTGAACTCGAAGACTCGGAGGACGAGGAAGAGAAGGCCGAGACGGATGCCGCAGCGAAGGAAGCACAGCTGGTGGAGCCTCCCACTAGCGCTATCGGCGTCCCAGCCCCGCGAGACGAAACACGTACTCCGGATGAGGCCGTTCTTGCCACTGGCCCAGACGGTGAGTTGAAGCTTGGTGCGGAACTCCGCGCGCTCGACGACATGCTGCGGCTACAGCTTCACGAAGCCGCGGAAGCGGCGCTTGAACGCACCATCGAGCGAGCAGAAGCGAAAGTGGTATCGCGCGCGCGCGCGGACAGTGTTCTGTCGCTCCGGGCGAAGAACGCTGAACGTGGTTGGGTCGTGACGGCAGTCGGCGGCGAAGAAGCACTCGAACGCTTCAGTCTTTCGGCTGTTGACCTTGTCGGTGGGACCTTCGCCAGTGTCGCTAGACGCCTGGAAACGCAGACCGCGAAGGTTTTCGCCGTCGTCCTCGACGCGGCAGGGGTAACTCGTTCGCAACGTACAGCGCTGAAGCAGCAGGCTGCGCATCGTGCGCACCAAGCCGGAGAGTGGCTTGCCCGCGAGCTTGAAATCCTCGCTATGGACCAGCTCCTTCGTCCGCGCGCCGTCACCTTCCATGACGATGAGCCCGGTGAGAAGGACCCCGACGCCCGCGTCCCGTTCCACTTGATTCGAGAAGCCGTTGCGCGCGCGGGCGGAGCTAATGGTCAAGGTGTCACGGCTGCCATGGCGGCCCCAACGCTTGTGGCCGGAATCGGTGTTAGTGACCCGTCTTTCGACGTGTTGGCGGAAGCCGGTATCGGGACTGAGGCATGGCGGTGGGTGTATGGCGTTTATCCGCGCATGCCCTTTCCGCCCCACAAGCAACTCGACGGCGTCATGTTCGACAACTTCGACGACCAAGTGCTTGCGTTCAACAGCTGGCCGGGAGGGTTCCTTTACCCAGGAGACCACAGCGGGTGCCGGTGCTCCATCGAGCCAGTGATGAGGCTCATCGCACAGCAACCATCCTTGTTCGTTGTAGCGGAACCCTCTGGAGCGGCTTTAGTTCGTATGGCTGAAGGGTTTGAACAGGCTGAAACTCTTCGCCAAAGCGCTCAGGGCAAACTTGAGGCGCTTGCTCTCACTGAGGGGTTAACGACGGCCGAGCAGGCGACGCTTGACTCGTACATGGGATTCACCTACCGGTCAATCAACGACCGTCTCCGTGGGCGTAAGGTCAGCCGCACGTCCAAGCGTGCTTACACGGCGGAGGAGATACAGGCAGCTGACGAACATATCGCTGGCCTCGACGCGCTCTTCGGTAAGTTCAACATGCGTATAGAGCGCCCCTTGTTTGTGGCTCGTGGCGTCAATTTCGCGAAGTTCGACTCCGCGGTGAAGGACGCGTATCTCACACCTGGGTCAGTTATTCGTGAACCTGCGTTCATCTCCGCATCGACTAACATTCAGTCGGCTTGGACGGTAGCTCGCGACGACAAAGAGCCTGCGTTGCTCGTCATCGAGGTACCAGCCCAGAAACGCGTTTTGCCCGGCACCCACTACGAAGACGAGTTAATCCTTGAGCGTGGTCAAGAGCTTGAGATTGTGGACGTCATACCGGCTACTGAAGAAACGGGCTGGATGCTGACTATCCTTGGTCGTTTGAGAGGCTAGAGAACGTGGCAGAGGAGACTCGGGAGCAGGAAGAGCGTGGAGCGTTCCGCGAGCGCGTCGTCGCGGAATCCGATGGAGTTAAGGTAGTGAAGAAAGGCCCGAAGGCCAACCGGTTCCCGTACGAGGAAGAGCGCAAGAAGGCGAAGCAGGAGGCCGAGGGTGGCGGATAAGCCGGTTGTCGCGGGTGCTGCATACGACGGTGCGATGCTCGCCGTCACTCCAACCGATGAGGAAGCGCATCGAATCGCTCAGCCGTGGGGGGAGGACCAGGCTCAACTCCATGTCACGCTAGCGTTCCTGACGGATGACGCTTCGGCGATGGAGGCAGGGACCCAGCAGCGCGTCGCAGCTGTGGCGCAGTCCGTGGCAGAGAAGTTCTCGGGGACGCTCCGAGGTACCGTGACCGCGCTAACCCATTTCGGCGAGAAGGATGGTCAGGTCCCGTGTATCGCCATCGTCAGCGTAAATGGCCTTGACGAATTGCGGGTAAACGTCATCGGCCAACTTCGTCAAGAGAAGATTGCGTACTCGTCCGACTATGGGTTCGTCCCGCACCTCACGCTGGGATATCACCCGCCCGGCGAGTGCCCTGGGGTTGACCCCGTAGTCATCAGCGCCCCGCTGACCTTCAGCGGTGTGGGTCTATGGTGGGCGGGGGAGCACCAAGAGTTTTCCTTCACGCCCGCGAGCGACGGTAAGATGCCAGAAGCGCCTGAGAAGGAGGCTGTGTTGGCGGACCCTGCGAAGGTGGCACTCGATGTGAAGGAGGCGGTCGAAGGAGGAGCCCCGCTTCCGCAGAGCCAGGACGAGAAGTCCTTACCCGAGAAGTGGGATGCCGTTCTCGCTATCGAGGGAGAGCGGACGACCGACGGTCGGTTCATCGAGCACGACGCGCTCACGTGGCGTGCGCTTCCCCTTCCCCTCATGTGGCAGAAGTCCCGCGCGCATGGTGGCATGCCGCAAGACGTCTGTGTGCAGGTCGGAACCATCCAGGACATCCGCCGCGAAGGTTACGAAATCCGCGCGAGCGGAACCTTCGACCTCGCGTCGGAGGATGGTCGCGAACTCGCGCGCCGTGTGCGTGACCAGATAACTCGGTGGGTCTCAATCGACGCCGAAATCCAGTCCTTTGACGTTTCTCGCGAGGGTGACTGTGGTAGTGCGGCGCTTGACCTGTTGCTTGCTCACGGTGAGACACCGACTCCAACCGAGACACCGACTCCTCCACCGCCAGGAATCGTCACGCCGAAGTCTGAGCCCATCATCCGTCAGCCGACAGCTCGTAAGAAGTGCATCGAGACCTACCACGTACAGGCTGGTTCCATCATGGGCGCAACCGTTGTCGGCTTCCCTGCGCTACCCGGTGCAGTCATCGTTCCAGCGGGCGTGGATATCCCACCTATTCCCGAAGGGATACGCGGGCGCCCCGCGGCCCAGGTTGCGGCTGGGGCTTTCGGTGTAGAGGAAGCGCATACCAAGCTCGCTGAAGCGAGGACGAGGGTAGCGGACTACATCGAGGACCCGACACTCATCACGCCGGAGACGATGAAGGCGTTGCTGCAAGCGCTCAGCGAAGCACACGACGAACTTGATTCGGCTATCGGCGAGAAGAAGGTCGAAGTTACCGAGAACGCGAAAGCGGAATCGGGAGAAGGCGAGCATCCAGGAGGGGAATCCGTCGCCGCTTCAGCTGTCCCGTTCGGCCCTACCGGTCAGCCGGTCAGCGAGCAGGCGTGGGACGGTGAGGCTTCCCGCTTCACCGATGAGCAGTACAAGGAATCGACGGCAGCATGCGAAGAGGGCGACGAGTCCGTCAAGCAGCGCTGCTTCCTTCCCCATCACGACCCAAATGGCCGCGTCAATCGGCGAGGGGTCTACGCGGCAGCCCAGCGTCTTACATCTTTGAAGCGGTCCTCGCAAGCCAAGCAGCGTGCAGCGACGCACATCCTGTCGCACTACACCCGCGACCTCAATGAGGAACCACCGAATATCCTGCGGGCGGCATCCGAAGCCGAGCCGTGGGCACTCGAACCTGCTGAAACCGATGAGCAGTCGGCTGGTCTTCTTGCGCGTGCGGACCAGTGGGCGGCTGACGAAGTCGCAGCTTTCGTTGCGGCGGCCCCCGAAGGCGTCTGGCGCGTTGCCCCCCAGTCAGAACTGGCGCTGACGGCTTGCGGGGGTCCCGCGCGTCCGCCCCGCGAGTGGTTCGAAAACCCGCAACTCCCTGAGCTTCAGCGCTGGGTGACCGTTACCGACGACGGTCACGTGTTCGGCCACCTAGCCGGTTGGGGCGAGTGCCACATCGGGCTCCACCGTTGCGTCACAGCCGAGAAGCTGATGGAAGGCGGCTTCGAATCCGCGATGCATGGTCATGTCGTCGCTGAGGACGGGTCGAAGGTCGGCGTTATGCCCATCGCCATCAAGAACGGACACGCTGACGTACGTTGGGATTGGCGGAAAGCTCAAGCGCACTACGATGACCCGTCATGCGCCCCGCTGCTTGTAGCCGTTGGTCCGGACGAGCATGGAGTGTGGTTCGCAGGGACCGTCAAGCCTGACGCGAGCCCCGAAGACATCCTCACCGTTCGGGCTCACGGTGTGTCCGGTGACTGGCGCGTCATCGGCGGCAAGCTCCGCCTCGTCGGCGCATGCGCTATCAACGTCCCGGGGTTCCCGAAGCTCCAAGCCCGTGTTGCGTCGGGCGACGTTGTTACGCTCATCGCCGCAGGTGGTGCACCGCAATCAGCTCCGGGCGCCTGCGGGTGTCGCGACGACAATGTCCGTGAAATCGCGTTGCGCGCGTTGGAGGCAACGACTGAGAGCCGCGATGCCTACCTGAAGTTGACGCGCCAACTCCGCCCCGTCATCCGCGAACAGCTCCTTGCGGAGGTGCGTGGTGGCTGATTTGCCGACCAACGGTGGGCCTCATCCCGCAGGTCAGCAACGGCTAGTTCCGGGACAAAACGTCGCGTTCGGGCCACTTACGACTGTTGTCTCCATCTTGACTCTTCCGAACGGGCAGAAGGTGGTGCAGCTTCGTGCAGAGACGACGGTCGGCACGATTGTTCACCTCCTGGAGTTGGACCACGCTGAATCGCTCGCTGAGAAGCTTTCGCTGATGGCTAAGCAGGCGCGTACTGGGCTAACCGTAGTCCCGAATTCGCCGTTGATTACGCCGCCCCGCGACGGGCCGGGTGTACCATGAGCGCAGCCATTGGAACATAGAGCAGGGACGAACCCGCTAGACGCGTAGCGCTTAGCGGGGTCGCCGGGAGCCGGTCCGTAGGACGCCGGGGACACGCCCCTCACTGAAGCTGGACTGTTGTATCGGTGAGAGGAGGAGACCCGGTTGGACAAAGAACTCCTGGAGCAGCTGAATCGTATCGACCAGCTCAGTGACCCTGAACTCGCTGAGTTGGAGGCCCAGTTGGTCTCGGCGGCAGAGGAAGCCGCGCAAGACGACTCCGACGAAGGGCTTGAGCGTCTCGGCGAAGTGCGAGATGCAATCGCTCGGGTCCGGACGATGCAGCACGAACGGCTGGAGGCAGCCAAGGAGCGCGACGAGAAGAGGCAAGCTCTTCTGGCGGAAATCAATCCGCCGAGCGCGGTTGCCGAAGAGGAGCCGGAGCCCGAAGCGTCTGACGGCGGTGGCGGTGAACCCGACGAGCCTGAGGGCGAAGGCGCCGACAGCGATGGGCCGCAGGGTGGGAGCGAAGACGACTCCGACAGCGGCGGCGAGCCCGCTCCTGAGGTAGTAGCAGTCGAGAAGGAGCCTGAGCCGGTGGCGGCTTCAGCTACCCCGTCTCGCGCTCCGATGCCGCGGCGCATCTTCCCGCGTCCGCCCCGCGAAGCACAGCGGGATGCCGACGTGAGGGAGGACAGTCGCGTCGTCATCACAGCGGCCGGTGACGTGCCCCGCTATTCGGCGGGTCAGGAAATCGGGTCGCTCGACGCCCTCGGTGAAGCCTTCGCCCACAAGGCGCAGGCGGCTCTGGGGTCGCCGGGCTACTACCCGGTGGCTACAGTCACCTACGACTGGCCGGAGGAGCGCGTCCTCAGTGAGGACCCGAGCCAGAACCGCGAGCGCATCGAGGCTGTCATCAGCCCCGAAGCCATCACGGCGGCGGGTGGTCTCTGTGCGCCACCTGCGGTGTCCTACGACTTGTTCGGCATCTCGGTCGAGTCTCGGCCGTTCCGGGACGCACTTCCCGGCTTCTCGGCTGACCGTGGTGGCATCCAGTTCGTGACACCACCGACTCTCGCCTCGCTGTCGGGGTCGGCGGCCGTTGTGACGGAGGCCCAGGACGCGACGCCGAACTTCTACGACACGAGCCCGAAGCCGTGCCTCGTCGTTGCATGTGGTGCGACGGTTGAGGTTCTCGTGTCGGCGGTGACGCGGTGCTTGCAGGTCGGGAACTTCAACCGGCGGTTCTTTCCGGAGCAGTTCGACCGCTTCTGGCAGCTCGCTGGTGCCTGGCATGCCCGTCTGGCGGAGCAGACGCTGCTCGCACGTGCCGAGACGGAGTCCACACTGGTGACGACGGGCCGGGTCTTCGGTACCGCGCGCGACGTCATCGAGAACCTCATCCAAGCCGGAGCTGCGTACAGGCTTCGGCATCGTACGGCAGACAACCTCGCGTTGCGGATGGTGGCGCCGATGTGGCTGTACTACAACATGATGGCTGACCTCGTTCGGCAGATGCCGGGTGACGACGCCATCGCGCGTGCGGCCGAAATCATCGACGCTGGCCTTCGCTCTGCGCGCATCAACCCGGTGTGGTCTCCGGACTACCAGCTCGGTGTGTTCGCTGGTGCGCAGGCGGCAGGCACGCTCAACGCGTGGCCGCTGACGGTCGACGTTCTGCTCTACGCGGAAGGAACGTTCATCTTCACGGACGGTGGAACGCTCGACTTCGGGATGGAAATCAGGGACACCACGATGAACGCGGCGAACAACGTCAGGTCCATGACCGAGACGTTCGAGAATCTCGCCAAGGTCGGAGTGGAATCTCTGCGGCTGCGGATGCAAATCTGCGCCGACGGTTCGGCGGCAGCGCTGCAGGAAGAGGACCCCTGCCTGCTGGCTTCTTAGGCTAGGGGAACGAGGTAGGCGCTGAGGGAGATGGCGGAGCAGAGAGCGAAACGGGCTCTCTGCTCCGCCCCCCCTGAAAGGACGAACAGTTGACTCAACCTCTTGCGCCGATAGTTCCACCGCCAGCCGAAGCTCCGGTCAATGGGCTGCTCGTTTCGGCGCGTAAGCCTGTCGATGCACCCGGCATCCGCTGGCAGCTTGGCTTTTCCTACGAACCAGAAGGCTGCGTGGACGGGACGACCTTCGACCCTTGCGACGCAGCCCCAGCCATCGTCGTGCCCACCAACCCCTCTACCGTGGAGTGGCAGCCCGTTGCGCTCAGCGCTTCCTATCGCTGCTCGACTTGGGACTACCGAGCGAAGGATTGGCAAGCTGTCGTACTGCGGCGCCTCGAAGCCGACCAGGAACGACAGCTCGGCTTTGAGCTTTGGACCGGTACCCTCGCGCAAGCGAAGGGGTTCCCGAACAAGCGCCTTGCAGGTGGCGCCATCGTCGACATCTTGACGGAATCGGGACCCGTGGGTTTGGTACATGGCCTCGCGTGCCTGGAGGAATACCTCAACACGCGTAACGGCGGGCAACGCGGGATGATTCACGCCACCGCACAAGTCGCTTCTCACTGGTCGAGCTTCGGGATGCTGCTTCGGGAGAACGACCGACTTCGGACGTATCAAGGCACCGAGGTTGTGACGAGCCCCGGTTACCCCGGCACGAATCCTAATGGCGGCATCGCCGACGACGATGTTTGGGCTTACGCGACCGACATGGTCGACGTGCGTCTCGCCGAAGTCCAGTACATCGGGCTTGAGAACGGCGCACAAGTTAACCGTGAGACGAATGAGATAACCGTTCGTGCGCAACGAGATGCCGCTGCTAGCTGGCAGGGTTGCCGTCTCGGCGGAGTGCGTCTTGCGGTTATCCGTTGCGGCATCGGGGGGTCCTAATGCCCCACGCTGAAGGTACGCCCGACCGCTTCGTTCACGACCAGAACGGTGGTGGTGTTGGTGGCGGCACCGATGTGTCCTCGCTCGTCAAGGAAGCGACGTTTACGGGCCGAGTGCCAGACGAGGTAGGGACCTGGGCGTATTACGCAGGCACAGCAGGGCCGGTGACCGTTGGGACGAAGCTCGGTGTAGGGGAGAGGGTTATCGGCATCGCCGCAGCGGTGTCAGCGGCGGGAGCCACCGTCACTATCGACGGCGGGGACACTATCCCCATCCCGTTCCCCAGTTCTGGCGAGCCGGTTGTTGGGATTGAGCTAGCGCCGCGAGGCAACCTCGTGGACCCGGTCATAGTTTTCGCGGGAACCGATTCGTTCATGGTGGAGGTCGTTCGGTGAGAACTCCTGCTACCTGCATCGTGCAGCAGAGGGTCGTGGTGCCCGATGTGGTTGCTCACGACGCGGTGAAGGCTTGGCTGGACGCCGCTGGACCAACTGTGCTGGCGACCCACCAAGTCGCTAGCTGGACGGAGAATCGTGACGAAGGCGAAATCGTGCTCGTCCGTGCGGCGCAGTCGGTAATCATCGACACCGACGTCCCCATTCTTGTGGTGGTGACATGAGGACAACGCGCTACCGGTCGATGGGTGGCGGCGGGGGCGGCTCTGCTGTCTGTACTCCTACAGCCGTGTTCGCCGACACGTTCGCCGTAACCGATGACCTAGCGGCGAAGGCGACGCTGTTCGACACGCTGGGAATCACTGAAGACTTGGCAGTCAAGGTGGAGATGGGTGACACAGTGGCAGTTGATGACCACTTCTCCTTGGCAACTGCGTTGGTCGACACGTTCGGCATGACGGATGGCTTGGTCGTCAACGTGTCGCTCTTCGATTCCCTTGCGCTTACTGACGACTTGGCGGTCGTAGTCAAGCTGTTCGACACCCTCGGAGCCGATGACCGACTGTCCTTGGCGCAGCTGGTCGTGGCCTACGTGGACACGTTCGGCATAACGGATGGCCTGGGGGCCGTTGTGCAGTTGTTCGATACTCTCGGTGTCGACGACGCACTGTCGTTCGTGGATATCTCTACTACTCACCCAGACACCTTCGGCGTGACGGATGACCTCATGGTGTTTCTCACTGTCACTCAAGCCGAAACTCTGGGAGCCAACGACGCGTTGTCGTTCGTGGACCTGTTCACCGTTCACCCTGACACCTTCGGTGTCGACGATGCAATGTCATTGGTGGACATTTTCACTATCCATCCGGATACGTTCGCCGTAACCGAAAACGTGGTGGCAACCGTAAAGCCCGTATACGCGGATACCGTCGGTGCAACTGAAAACTTGTTCGTGGACTTGTTCTCTAGCTTTACTGAGGACGTCCGGGTTGCTGCGTTGCCAGTTGTCGCTGACGTCGGAACTCCTGCCGATGGAACGTCTGACGCGACGGGCGTCACGGTACTCGTCCCTGCTGGAACCCAGAATGGGGACTTACTCTACGCCGAAATCACCGCTGTCCGTACCGGCAGCACAGCGCCGACCATCACTCCGCCGAGCGGTTGGACGCAGGTGCAGAACAGCCCCAGCGAAGGCGCTCAAGCTGGCGACTCCGACGTCCGGCATGCGACGTACTACCGCATAGCATCCTCGGAGCCAGTCAGCTACACCTGGACCGCCAACGGAGCCGCCACAGACGGGATGGTTGGAATCATACGAAGAATCACTGGTCACGACCCCGTGAATCCTGTTGACACCAGCGCGGTCAGTACCGGAACTGACTTGACGGCGGAAGCGCCTTCTTTGACGACCACCGTGGACAGAACCTTACTACTTGCTAGTGTCGGAGCTTCATCTACGGCGGTACGGACTTTTGCGTCTGCTGGTACAGCTGGCCTGGTTGAGGATTACGACAACAACACAGACCCCGGAGCTGCAGCGAACTCCTCCGGGGCAGTAGGTGCTAAGACATCTGCCGGTGCGGTAGGGACACAGGTTTTCACTGTCAGTGGCGTCATTACCGGCTTCGGCGCATGGACGGTCATCTTGGCTGCCATCCGGCCTTCCGTTAACACCACTCTTGACGACAATCTCGGTGTCACCACGAAGCTGTTCGACACCTTCGGTGTAACTGAGAACCTCATCCCGAAGCCGAAGCTCTTCTTGCCTGACACGGTTGGCATCACCGACGACTTCCCCAAGGCTCAGTTCCGCAACTGGACGTGTAGCCGTTCTGCGAGCCCCGACACCGACCCCGGTTGTGACGCATGGGTAGACCAGGCCAACGCGGGCACAAACCACGGTAATGAGTCGCCACTCCTCGTGTCGGGGAAGTCCACGCTCGCCGACGACGAGCGCCGAGCCCTGTTGGAGTTCGACTTCACCCGCTACGCCAACATGACGGCCTTTGTTGGGGGTATCCACCAGTTAACGCTACGGGTCGTGAACACAGACATTGTGTTGCCGGTGGACCTGACGGTGCAGCTTTCACGCTTGGCTGCCCGTCCCTTCACTGAGTCGACCGTCACTTGGAACAATCAGCCCGCAGCGGGCACGGTCATCAAGTCAGAAGTTTTCACGCTGGCAGCCAACTCGACTTCCTCCATTGTCATGACGTTGACCGATGCGCAGATGGACGACCTGCTCGGCGATTGGGGGTACGTGCGGCTGACCAGTCCCAGTGTCGTTACGCCCATCACCATCGACGTCATGAGCCGAGAGGATGCCGACTTGGCCGACAAGCCCCGCTGGGATTTCGACCTAAAGAGGTGAGCATGGGAGGCAAGCGAGACACGTTCGGGACGCGGGATGGGCTTCAAGCCAGTATCAGTGTGCCCGAAGGCGAAGAGCACCTAGTCGAAGGTTTGACCGAGGACGAGGAGTCTACGCCAACTGAGCCGCGGCCCGCGAACCTAGCCGTCGAGGTACGGGAGACGAAGAAGGGCTGGGGGCTGTTCGTCTCCACGCAGGAGGCTCCGCTGACTGTCAACAACGCAACGTGGTACGCCAGTAAGGACGCAGCCGAAGCGGGTTTGAAGCATCTGCACGACAACTTCGGCTGGGTGTGGACCAGCCCCGTCTATCACCGTGAGGAACGAGAGGTCGAGAACCCCAACACGGGCGAGGTTGAGAAGCGCGTGGTGAAGACGGGCGAGGTTGCACGACCGGGATTCTGGTCGCATTCGTACGGTCTAGTTCTCGATTCATCGTCCTTACAGGAGCTACTGCCGTGAAGGGTCGACTGGTTGGGACACTGTATCGAGGGGACAAGCGACTTCTCCCTGAGCCCGCAAAGCTCGATGGGTACGACAGTTTCGGCATAGGCGGAGTCCTCACGGCGCGTATCGCCGTACCGCGTGGTGAACTTCATTTGGTCAACGCTTCCGGCGTTGAGGAAGTCGCCCCGCTCGCGTTCGCGCGACGGTTCCACCGCGACGGGACGCCGATGGTCCATGCGGGCCGTAATCCCTACCGGCTCGGTCACCAGCTCGGGCAGCCTGAGGCCGATGTCATCTACCTAGCTGCCCACAACGGGTTCATCAATCTCGGGCTGCACTTCATCTTGGACCGTATCTTCAACATCAACACTCCGGATACGGCTATCGACTCGATGGGTATCTCCAACGACACAACGGCTGTTACCGCCACGACGTTGCTCATCGACCCTTCGGCGGGTGCGGGCTCGCCGGACTTCCAAGCTCTCGGTGCAGGTGTTGGTGCAGCGGCGACTTCACGTTCCGGCAACACCGTCACCTGTTCGTCGGGTTGGGAACCCGGCGACTTCTCTACCGTGTTCTCGATTACCAAGGTTGGTCTCTCAACGAATGCGGCTGACTCGGGTGACGATACGGTGCCAACGGTTCAGGGCGTCGTGAACATCATCGGCGGCACAGGTGGCGCGGGTGTTTACAACGAACCTTTCACAATTGACCTCACGACTGTAAGTGACTTCGATTTGACCCTTCAACAACAGATAACAGCGCAAGCGACATGACCTACACTCCGAGCATGCGGGTACTGCAAGTGGTCGACGGAACTTTGGCCGATTTCCATGTGTTCCAAACCACGGACCCGACGCGGGCAACCCTCGACGTTGAAGTTGTCACCAATCGCGTGTTGGCAGACGCTGCCGTACGTGTGGTGCTCCTTGAGCGGGACGCGGAAGAAGTCGTCCGTGTAGTGAAAGGGAGTTTCGTCTAAAGGGTGTTGGCGTCGGAGGCGAAGGGTGGTACGAATGAGAGAACGAGGAGGCTAGAAGATGGCAGGGACGCGGGATAAACGGACGGGTCGATTCGTTGAGCAGGACGCGTTGGTCCGCTTCTCTTCGCGTGTTCTCGTCCTCCCGGACGGTTGCTGGTTGTGGCAGGGGCACATAATGGAAAACGGCTATGGGCTCTTCTGGGCTAATGGTCGAACAGTGCTGGCACACCGCTGGGCTTATCTGCGTCTAGTGGGACCCCTGGAAGCGTCGAAGCAACTGGACCATTTTGCATGCGACCGAAGGGCTTGCGTTAACCCAGCGCATCTTCGGCCAGTGTCAGCACGTGAAAACACGCTTCGCGGGAATACTCTGGCGGCTCGGAACCTCGTGAAGACCCACTGTCCTGCGGGGCATGCTTACAGTCCGCAAGATGTACAACGAGACGGGAGCAGGCGTTGCCACGTCTGCCATCGTGAACGCGAAGCAGCGCGGAGGCAACAGCGCGTGCAGAGCGGGAGGAGGTAGTCATCGCAGGGACAATTTGCGGCGGCCAGGTTCAACTCTGCGCGCTTCGGATTGCCAGGCTAGAACCGGACGGCGTACCGAAGCCGGGCGCGGGGAACCTCTATATCACTAACCAGATGATTGACCTCTCGGCGGAAGTCGAGTTGGAAGGCGGGCTCGACGTCTCCCAAACGAATGGGTGCGACGCGCTCTGCCTCGTGTTCCGGACGCCGGACAAGTTGAAGCAAATCAACATCTCGCTGACCCTGTGTACCCCTGAGCCCGAGCTGACTCAGATGCTGGTGCCGGGCGGCTCGCTACTCCTTTCGGCTGGGAACACAGTCGGCTACGCATACCCGGCGGTCGGCGGCAACCCTTCTGGTGACGGGGTGAGCATTGAGGCGTGGGCGAAGCACATCCTCGACGGTGCGCAGCATTCCACTCGACCGTACATCCGCTTCGTGTTCCCGCGTGTGTACATGCAAATCGGGAGCAAGGATTTCTCGAACGACCTCACGCTGCATCCGTTCGACGGGTTCGGTATCCAGAATCCGAACTTCCATAACGGTCCTGCGAACGACTGGCCGTACACTCCGAATGACCGTGCAGCCGCGTACGCCTTTGACACAGGCATCCCGGCAGCGAGCTGTGGCAGCCAGGCGCTCGCAGCGTCCTAATAGGGAGGGATGAATGGCGAGACGCGGAAGTCGTGCAGGCAAGCGGCTCCCAGGGGTCCGCCGTGCGCGGGTTCGCCGGGAAGGGAGGCGTAGTCGTCGGACTGTTCCCGGAGCCGGAGTTGGAAGGGCGCCGCTTGTCGCGCATGTTCGGCCGCGTAGAACTCGCGCGAGGGGTGGAATTGGGCGGGGTCAAGCTCGGGCGTACCGGATTCTGAGGCGACCGAGCGCGCGCTGAGTTAGCTATCGAAGCAAGAGGAACGGGGGTAGGTGGTGCATGTAGGACCTTGTCAGTCATGGATTGACACGTCCGACTTCTGCCACCCCTGTACGGGTGCGGCGTTTGCCACTGTTGAGACGACTGTTAAGAACGAAGCCATCCTCGCTGCTTCGCAAGTGCTCTTCGTGTTGTCGGGGAAGCGGTTCGCCGGGAACTGCTCAACGACAGTCCGGCCTTGTGTCCGCAGCATCTATGAGACTCGCCCCGTCATCCTGGATGGTTCAGTCGACTACGACTTCCCTTGGACGGTTTGTAGCTGTCAGCGTGGGCGAGACTGCGGTTGTACGACGCTGAGCGAAATCACTCTCGGCGCCTCACCGATACGGACTATCACTCGGGTACGCATCGACGGTGTGGACCTCGACCCAACTCGGTATCGCGTGGACGACCACCGCTATCTCGTCCGGCTGCCAGACGCTGACGGCGTGAATCCCGGATGGCCTTGCTGTCAGCGGCTCGACCGCGCTGCGACCGAGGACGAGACATTTGAGGTTCAGTTCACTTACGGTCGCGAACCACCGGAAATCGCTAAGCGAGCTGCAGCCGAACTTGCTTGCCAGTTGGCGTTGTCTTGTTCTCCAACCGGAGCCGGTACATGCCGACTCCCACAGCGTGTGCAATCTATTTCGCGGCAAGGCGTCAGCATGACGGTACTTGACCCGTTTAACTTCCTCGACAACGGGCGCACAGGTTTGTATATCTGCGACCTCTTCCTCGCGACGTACAATCCCAGCGGCGTGCGTAGGCCGGGAGCGGTGATGAGCCCCGATTGGGGACGCCGTGTTCGACGTGTGGGAACCGAGACCGCGACGGGTTCATGAGAAACGGGGGCAGTGGTGCGAATCGCGTATCTCGGGAACTTCCAGCCTAGTCACAGCACGGAAACCCACGTAGCTGCTTCGCTGGAAGCTCTTGGGCATGAGGTTCTTCGTGTCCAAGAAGGCGTTATCCGTGCAACTGAAGTTCCAGACTTCATCGGTGACATTCGGCTCGTCTGGTGGACCCAAACTTTCGGCCTTGCCGAATCCGGCGGCACCTTCGACGACCGCGTCCGCATGGTGGAGACTTTCCGTGACCGTGGTGTCACGACGGTTTCGTTTCACCTAGACCGCTGGTGGGGACTCGCGCGTCAGGACCAAGTAGAGCGCGGTGAAGCCTTCTTCAGAACAGACCATGTCTTCACGGCTGACGGGGGCCATGATGAGGATTGGCGCCGGTCGAGCGTTAACCATCATTGGTCCCCGCCAGCCGTGTTCCATGCAGAAGCTCATGATGGGTCGCTCCGCCAGGAGTTCGCTTGCGACATCGCGTTCGTTGGCTCGTGGCGCCATTACGGTCACGAGGAATGGTGGCCGCGGCGTTTGGAGCTTCTCGAACATCTACGGCGTCGATACGGTGGGCGGTTCCGTTGCTTCCCGGAAGACAGCGTGACTGTACGTGGTAGTGCTCTCAATGACTTGTACGCGTCCGTCAAGGTCGTCGTCGGCGACTCGTGTCTGGTCGGCGCCCCATCTCGTTACTGGTCAGACCGGATACCGGAGACAACAGGGCGCGGTGGCTTCTTGCTCCACCCCGAAGTCGAAGGGCTCGAAGAGGTACACGCATTCGTGCCCACTTGGCCGTTCGGTGACTGGCGACAGCTCGACATGCTCATCGACCAGTTCTTACTCAACGATGCACTGCGGGAGCAGGCTCGCGTTCTCGCAGCGGAGGAGACGCGGCGCGGGAACACCTACAAGCACCGGGTGGCGAAGGTGCTCAGTATCGTCGAGACCGGGGTAACTGTATGACCATGACCATGACGCGCACGCTCATCAACGGGAAATGGGAGCTACTCCTGCCGCCACACCGTGCCGCGCGTGCTGAGTGGTGGGACGGCTGGGAGAAGGAACGGCTCGCTTCGATGCACGACAACATCCGCCCCGGTGACGTGGTGTACGACGTGGGTGCAGAGGAAGGCGACCTGTCGGCGTTGTTCGCGATGTGGGCACGTGGTCTTGAGCAACCACCGGCTAGAGATTGGCAGCCTGGAATGGTTCTTCCTGGGGAGCATGGCGGTGTCGTTCTCTTCGAGCCGAACCCTCGCGTTTGGCCGAACATCAAGGCAATCTTCGACGCAAACGGGCTGAGACCGCTAGGCTGTTACGTTGGGTTCGCGGGCTCCGAATCTCGCACCGGACGCTTCGTCGCCGACCTCGCTGTCGGCGGAACGTGGCCCGAGTGTGCAGATGGCCCGGTCATCGGTGACCATGGGTTCTGCAACCTCAACGAGCGCCCCGATATCCCGTCCTGGACCATCGACGAAGTTGCACAGGCTGGTCCACCGGACGTCATCACCATGGACACCGAGGGCTCCGAGCTGCATGTCCTTCAAGGCGCTGAGCGTACGCTGTCGAACTACAAGCCGCTCGTCTATGTCTCCGTGCACCCCGACTTCATGCGCGAGATGTACGGACAAGAGCCTTGGCAGCTGCACTCCTTCATGCAGCAACTGGGATACCAGGAACGCTTCATCGCTAATGACCACGAAGAGCATTATGCGTACTGGCACCCGGAAGGCCGGGTTCTGCAGTGAGTGGACTGGTCGTCGTGCTCCCTGTCATCGGTCGCGAAACCGCTGACATTTGCATCGACTCACTACTTCGCAACAACTCCGCAGCCGGGCTGTCTCGTGACGAGATACTCATCGTCGACAACTCTCGAAAAGGTTGGGGTAGCCAGTACGGGCTTCGCGCATACCGCGACCCGGATGACCATAACCTCGGCGTTGCCCGCTCGTGGAACGTCGGTGCCCGAGAAGTTCTCGACCGAGACCTCGACTACCTCGTCATCATGTCGACTGCCATGCGTTTCGGTCCCGAGCTGCACACGACGTGGAAGCGCCAAATGGAGGAGTTCTGGGGAGCGAAAGTCATCGAAGCTGATGGGCATTCGTGGCATCTCATCGCGCTCCACCGCACGTGCTTCGAAAAGGTCGGGTTCTTCGACGAGAACTTCTATCCCGCATACTTCGAGCAGACGGACTGGTGTTACCGGTTGCGCATGGCCGGTTGGGAGCATGGGTTCATCCGCGTCTGGGTGAATGCGCTCTCTCAGGGCCACGCGCTCCACAATCACCTCGTCTCGTGCCCTGCCGAACCTTTGCTCGATTACTACGCGCAGAAGTGGGGAGGCAAGAAGGGCGAGGAAACTTTCGTGCAGCCGTTCGGGTCCAAGCCTCTCGGCTACTGGGAACTTGCGACTATCCCCGAACTGGCTGCGAGATACGGGCTGACGGAATGGTGGTGACGCCGATGGTTCGTCGCCGATTCGCTCCGTTGCAAGGTGGGCGGAGAGACGACTGCGAGTTCGGTCACCCACGTCACGACATCATCCAGGTTGGCGTCGAGCTTCCCTATCGTGGCGGTTCGGTCCGGCGCCCCATGCGCGTCTTCAATTGGTTCCGCTATGAGCGTAGTGACCCGGGTTACTGCACCGGTCGCGACGAGGTCAGTAAGGGCATCCAGCATGCGGGTGGGTGGGAACTGGAAGCGAGCAGGCACGTCAGCGAATGGCTTGAAGGCGGCTCGACTGAACATCAGATAGTGCTCGACTTCGGAGCCCATATCGGCTGGTATGCGATGCTCGCCGAGCTTCATGGCTACGAGGTTATGGCAGTCGATGCGAGCCAGGAACACCTCTGGCTCCTCGGCGCCAACGCCCCGAACGCCAACCGCGTTCGTGGGTGGATTGGGCCGGAGACGCCCGCGCTGGAGGACTGCGACGTCCACATCCGGTTATTGAAGCTGGACCTGGAAGGCAACGAGTCGCAAGCGCTTCGGGTACTAGCCCCGTTGTTCGCTCGGCAGCTTATCGAGGCTGTGCTTATGGAGGTGAATCCCGGAGACCCGAACCCGGTGCAGACGCTGATGCGCGCGGGGTTCAACGGCTACGACGTGGACCGTTCGGAGCGTGAGGTTGCAACCTTCCCAGGAGACGGGCAGCGGAACTGCTTGTTCGTACGCCGATGACCCCACCGCTCGTTTGGCTCTCGTTTGCGAAAGGCAATGCGCGTTGCTGTTGGGACCAAAGTC